AACCGCAGGAGAGGACGTAAGCCGAGTGCCAGGATTTTCCTATGCGACGGAAGCCCCTTCAAATGCGGGGGAAGGTATCCGAGGAAATTTTGAAAAAACACCTCTGAACCAGGCCTTTTTTTCGCCTCCCAACTTTCAAATCATACAAAATGCCATCCGACGGGCTGTGTACGAAGGGTCCGGCGAGGTTATTGACCCGGTTAGTACAGATGATCTCTTCATGGCGATGCGTGCCCTGTTTTTACAGTACAGTCGCAACCTTCCGACCAACATTCCGGGACAAATTCAGGAACTCAATGATCGCGTCGTTCAGTGGTGTGTTCCCAAGATATTGGCAGAGGTTTCCATGTACAAAACCTATACAAAAGACATTTCATCGCTGCCAATTCCGTTGTCTCACCCAGTGAACCAGAGCAACGCTGGTACACGAACCTTGCCGTACAAGCCCTTCTTTTAGGGGGGCTCCGCCCCCCTATAGACCCCCAAGGGGGCAAGCCCCCTATAGACCCCCAAGGGGGCAAGCCCCCTTTGGACCCCCTCTCACGGTACTCAGAACGGGGTTAAAGGGGCGTAGCCCCTTGGGGGTCCAAAGGGGGCGAAGCCCCCTTGCGTTGATTTGTGTTTTCAAAAAAAACCTCAAATCAACAAAGATGAACGCAAGCGAGCGGATAGCCATGCTCAAGTATCAGACCATAAACGGATCCGCGAGACCTGGTACTGCTGGCCCTGCTGGTCCCGTTGGTCCCATTGGCCCTGCTGGCCCTGCGGGTCCCGCAGGACCTATGGGACTTCCAGGAAACGCAGGAAATGCAGGAACCGCAGGAGCAGATGGAATCCAAGGCCCCACAGGATCTGTAGGAAGTACAGGAGCACAGGGACCTCCAGGTATCGATGGGACCGCATCTAATACAGGTGCGACAGGTCCAGCTGGTATTATGGGACCTTCAGGGGCTACAGGACAACCCGGTCCAACAGGGGATGCTGGTTCCAAGGGTGATGTGGGTATACAAGGTCCCGCAGGTACGCAAGGTCCCAAGGGTGATGTGGGTGTGCCAGGCCCCAAGGGTGACACAGGTACGCAAGGTCCAAAGGGTGATGTGGGACCCATTGGTCCCGCGGGTCCTCCAGGTACTTCTGGAGAGGGAACAAGTGTACCCGGTGCCACAGGAGCACAAGGACCCAAGGGGGATGTAGGAGATGTAGGTGCCACAGGCGCACAAGGACACAAGGGGGACGCAGGAGATGTAGGTGCCACCGGCACACAAGGGCCCAAGGGTGACGCGGGTACGCAAGGTCCCAAGGGTGATGTGGGACCCATGGGTCCCGCGGGTCCTCCAGGTACTTCTGGAGATGGAACAAGTGTGCCCGGTGCCACAGGCACACAAGGACCCAAGGGTGATACAGGAGATGTAGGTGCCACAGGCACACAAGGTCCCAAGGGGGACGCAGGCGACATAGGTGCCACCGGCACACAAGGACCCAAGGGTGACGCAGGCGACGTAGGTGCCACCGGCATACAAGGACCCAAGGGTGACGCAGGCGACGTAGGTGCCACCGGCGCACAAGGGCCCAAGGGGGACGCAGGCGATGTTGGTGCCACCGGCGCACAAGGGCCCAAGGGGGACGCAGGCGATGTTGGTGCCACCGGCATACAAGGACCCAAGGGGGATGTAGGAGATGTAGGTGCCATCGGCACACAAGGACCCAAGGGTGACGCAGGCGACGTAGGTGCCACAGGAGCACAAGGACCAGCGGGAGATGTTGGTGCGAAAGGCGACCATGGTCTTGCGGGTGCCACAGGCGACATGGGCCCAACGGGTCCCAAGGGAGACGTAGGTCCTGCGGGTCCTCCCGGAGACGGAACAAATGTACCCGGTGCTACGGGTGAACAAGGACCCAAAGGCGATACAGGCCCCACAGGAGAACAAGGACCCAAAGGAGATAACGGAGCCCCTATTACCTACGTATCTCGATTTGCCACAGCCTCCACCACTATGGTCATTACAAATACGCTTTATACAGGAGCCACTTTGACACTGGATCCAGGCATTTACTTTGTCGCTGCCAACACCACCTTTGTAGCACCAGCAGATACTGAGGCCATCGTCACACATCGCTTGTACACAGGAGCCGAGACCTTCGCCTCTGGGCAACTCAGCGTGCGAGGAAGTGCGACAGCCTCTCTCCAATCCATTATCTCACTATCCGAAACAATTGGTCTCAACGTCGGTGCAACAACTAATTCACCCAATGTCGTGATGCTTGCGACTCCCACCGTCAATGGAGGACCTTCCCTATCAAATACTGCGACGGGGTTATCCGTGTTGAAACTGGCAAACAACACGTCAGCGATTGTTACCAGCACCGCGACTGTCACGATCGTCCACAAACCTGGGCAGCCAAAAAATGGATGGTCGTTTACTTCTGTTTAACCACCTTCTTGACGACCTTTTTCACAGGGGTCACGGCAGACTCTTGCGTCTTGATTCTCCAGTCGACATACTGCTTCCAGGCAGTATCAAACTCCTCCAGATCCTTGAGCCACAACGTCTGAATAGTGGTGCGCTCCAACTCATCGCGTGCCTTGCGTGCGGCAACGAGTTCTGCTTCAAGTTCGGCCACCGCCGCCGCCTTGAGCCGATCCACGCGCATACGAAGAAGGTACTCGTACCCCTTGAGGTCCTCCCCTCCGGACAAAGGAGGTAAGGTCAGTGCTCGCAAGCCCGCCAACAAGTCAGCGTCTTCCGCATTCGCAACAACCAAACGCTTTTCCACAACCGCCTTTACAAACCGATGCTTGGCATCGAGTTCCACAATTTCCTTGTCCATGCGCGCCAACTCGTGTGCCTTTCGCTCTCCGTACGCCGTCAAACGGCACCCGTAGAACTCTTCCAGGATCGTGCCAGGAGAGGGGTAGCGACGAATCTTGCCCGCCGTATCAAAGGCCACCATGTTGCCCATCTTCAAGGACGAGGTGAGTTCAAAAGTCTTTTCGAATTCGGCGGGGTAGGCGCGTGCCGTGTGGTAGTAGTCAGGATCCAGTTCTAACGTAAAGTCCACGTCCACATCGTTGTAGTTGGCTGTGTAGCCTCGTAATCGTATAACGGGTGGTTCGGCCTTCTTTTCTGTTTTGTCTGTCTTTTCTGCCACCTTCTTGGCACCCGCCCCCTCCTGATCCTTGAGCATCTCTTCCAGGAACTCCTTGTAGTCTTGCGTCCATCTGCCTATGGGCAGTTCCGTGATGCGAACCGTCGCCGTGTCGTCGTTGACAAACTCATAGAGGCCCTTGGTCACGCAGGGCTTTCCTTCCCCTCCTGGGATGACGCGCCCCTTGAACCCGAACCACCAGGGCGTCAATTCGACTCCGGTCAAGTCGACGACCTCCCCCGCCAGGCGTGCCTTGAGTGCCCGCGACAGATCGACCGGATTGTACGGAGGCACGTCGCTGCTGAATCCCGTACCAATCCCAGTACATCCGTTGACCAGTAGAAGGGGCACGACTGGATAGTAGGAAACCGGCTCTACCGGCGTTCCGTCATCCTCCGTGTAGGACAAGATAGCATCGTCCTCCTTCTTGACAAGAGACCGCACGATACCCATCAGTTCCGTGTGGATATAACGGGCACTGGCTGAATCCGCACCTCCCATGAGACGCGTGCCGAACTGGCCGTTGGGAGACAGCAGGTTCAGATTGTTGGAGCCTACAAAGATCTGCGCCATTCCTGTGATGGCACCCGTTAAAGACACTTCCCCGTGGTGATAGGCAGCATGCTCAGAAACGTATCCGGCCAGTTGTGCGACACGAATCTCCTTGTACAGTTTGCGTTCAAGGGATGCCCAAAAGATCTTTCGTTGTGACGGCTTCAACCCGTCCATCACGTGAGGAAGCGACCGAATGTTGTCATCCGTACTAAAGTGAATGAGTTCGTCGTTGACAAACCGACTGTAGGAGACCTTGGCCCCTCCCTTGGTCACGGGAAGATGACGGTCCTTGTCGTAGGTTCCCAACCAGGCCTTGCGATCGTCCGTACGCTTCTTGTTGAAGGCCAGGTCAAGGCTCTCCGCCGAGTCCCCGTCCCAAAGATACTCAACCGTGTTCATCGAGGTAAAGTAGTCACGGGCTTCGGTTGCCGTGGATGTTCCCAATCCCTTGTAATACTTGGTGTGCCATCCACGGAGTCCCGCCTCTCCGACGCTCAGTTTCCACGCCTCGTATTCCGAGTCCGAATAAAAGCACAGCGTCTGCGTCCCCTTGGTCGCCTTCAGCAGGGGCGTCATCAAACAGCAGAGGAACCCTAAATGGAGCAACGACGGCCACTCGCAGTGAAAGAGATTCATCAGGAGGCCCTTGATATGAGAGCCGTCCACATCCTGATCCGTCATAATCATGACGCGACCATAGCGGAGTTGCTTGAGATCCTTGTATACCTTGCCCGTCTCCAGACCCAGAATCTGCTTGATCGCCGTGATTTCCACGTTCGCTGTCTTTTTAGCTGCTGCCACGTCCATCACATTTAGAATCTTTCCCTTGAGTGGAAAGACACCGTAGCGTTCTCGTCCCACCACCTTGAGACCCGAAATCGCTGTTGTCTTGGCGGAATCTCCCTCCGTGAGAATCAGCGTACACTCGTGTCCCTTCGCCGTTCCCGCCAGGGTGGCATCGTCCAACTTGGGGATGCCACGAAGCGTCACCTTACGCTTGCCGTCCGTCTTCTTGGCCTCGCGTGCGGCCTTGGCGTCCATGATGGCTTGGGCTTCATCCAGAAGCCCAATCTTGAGAAGTTGGTCCAGGAACTTGGGCGTTGTGACCGGCAAGGACCCAAACTTGGCGGAGGGAGTCGTCAACGTCTCCTTGGTCTGCGTGTCAAAGGAGGGATTGACGATGGTCGAGTTGATGAACCAGACGATCGAATCCTTCAGCAAGGCGGGCGTCACGTCCAACTTGGCCTTCTTCTTGGCCACCTCGCAAAAGGCGGTCAGAATCGTGCGACTAACGTACTCGACGTGCTTGCCTCCGCGTCGCGTAGCGATGCCGTTGACGAAGGACACGTGACGATCATCGGGAGGGGTGTCGCCGTGAAGGTCGCGTGTCAGAATCGCCCCGATCTCCCATCGTTCACCGGCCACTTCGTAGGCAATGCGCTTCTCCTTTTTTGCTACAGTGGCCTCCTCCCCTGCCTCGTCCTTCAGGTAGAGGTCAATGTACTTGGGGAAGGTGTTGGACCCGAGGACGACGCCGTTGAGGGTGACGCGACAATCCTTTCCTGAGCACGCGGCCGCATCGACAACACGCGTCGCCAATACAGCCAGCATATCCGCGGGTATGGTGGTGGGAGGAGTCTCGGTACTCCAGTGAAAGCGAGTCAGATCGGGCGTGAAGGTAAGTTTCACGTAAGGCTTCACCGTGGCAGCGACCGTCGTAATCTTCGCCTTGCCTACCACCGTCATGTTCTTCGTCCAGGTCTGCTCGTACTTTTTCTTGGAACGATGGTCTACCGTCTCCACGGTGAACTGGCTGGAAAAGATATTGGTTAACTTGGCACCGTATCCGTTCTTGCCCCCCACGGTCTTCTCCTCACCCTTGTCGTAATTGGACGAGGTCAGAAGATGTCCAAAGATGAGCTCGGGAGCCTCAATCCCTGTCTCCTTGTGAATGCCCACTGGAATACCGTCACCATCATTGTAAATGGAAATGGTCGTGTCGGTGAGGACCACGTCAATGTGCTTGACGGGGACACCATCGGTAAGGGTCCCAGACGCAATGCGACCGTTCTGTCGCACCCGCTGATCCATCGCATTCACAAGCGGTTCATCGAAAATCTTGAGAAATCCGGGAACAAACTGAACGGTTCGGTAGTCGATTGCCTTGGTGTCGGTATTGTACACGAACCGTTTCTCCACACTTGTATCGGTCCCCCCGATGTAGGTGTCGGGAAGTTCAAGGATGTGTTGCTGATGGGTAAACTTTGTATATTGGGTCGTTGCCATTCGGATGTATAATCAGGATGGCAAGGGTAGGGGTCCAGTCAATTTTGTTCATGGGTCGGGGCAGGCATCGCAGGTCTCCTCTTCCTCAGGACATGGGCATTTGTACCTGTGCTTGATGCTAAAAAGGGATTGGTCATACAGGATGATGGCCAATACAAAAAGGATAAAGATGACTGGAATACAGAGGAGTGCGTAGGCGGCAAACTCGAGGTTTGCGGCACAAAGAACCCACAGCAGGGTTGTACCGATAATCAAGCATACAAGGTGCTTCAAGGCGTAACCAAAGGTTCCGCGAAAAATGTCAAACAGAATCAAGGCCGTCATGACGATTGGGTAGAGTTGAGCCGGAGGACACAGGCTCCCCCACGCAGAGGAAAGGCGATTGGCGTTCATTCTAGAGAGGGACCAGTTTTCCGTTGATGTAGGTGCCTACACAGGTGCCCCCCATGGTTTCAGCGTCAATATATTCATATAATTTCTTGGACTTGAGGCCACAGTGATACCAAGATTTCTTGAAACGTCCAAGTTTGACGACTTCCGTTTCTTCGTCTTCGTCTTCGTCGGCGTCCTCGTCGGCGTCCTCGTCGGCGTCCTCGTCGGCGTCCGCCTGTTCGTCGGCGTTCGCCTGTTCGTCGGCGTCCGCCTGTTCGTCGGACGCCTGGTCGTCAGCGGGTGCGTCTTCTTCGGCGTCCGCCTTGTCGTCGGCCTCCGCCTCGACAGTAGGTGCCTCCACCTTTTCGACACATACAGGTCCCTGGTCCACAACAGCAGACTCTGTTTGATCGTCCTCATCCTCCTCAATCACAAAGCCTTCCTCCTCTTCCATATCGTCGTCATTCACTTCCTCTAATTCGAATTCCACCGATACGGAATTTGGTGCGTCTTCCGACATCAGCACGAATTGAGGCGTGCCGTGGGGCGTGATTCGTTGTAAGGGATGCGAAGGCGTCAATTGAATCACCCGGTCGTCGAACGGACTACGATGCGTGACAATGTTGGAAAGATAGGGTTCTTCCTTCATCACGACCACGGCCGGAACAACGTCCGGAAGATGAGGGGGTTCCGATACCACCAACGTGGGAGGGGATGGCTTAACGGGGAATTCACGCCCCAGCAAGACTTGGGTGGCATCCTGTTGCGTTGTCTCGAGTAAAATAGACTGTTCCTGTTGGGCAGTGTCTTTGGCGTCTACAAGCGTCAAGGCAGAATCCATGACGCGTGTAAAGAGGTCGGAAGCCTTGGAAAAGCGACGATCTGTTAGCGCCATGGTAAGGCGGAACAGGTCACACGCGAAATCACGGTAAGAATGAAGGGAGGACTTATTGGAAGGATGCATCGGTCGAATGCTCGATATAAAGACGGGGCACAACTATTCAATTTTGTCCCATTTGCTGAATCTGCATCGCCCACTCCACGGTGGACTCCTTGGACTTGACAGGTTTGGAACGTCGGAGTCGGAGTCCCTGCGCACCGGGAGCATTGTATTTGTGCTGGAGATCGTTCTTGATAAAGACATTCTTGAGATTCTGGTCATAAAAGTCGATAGGTTTCGTATCCATCGTCTGAATGATGCTAACCATAGGAGGCGTTAGAACGTCAACGCGAAGTCGCTTTTCGTGGACAAGGGCCCTGTATTCGGAAATGTCCATGCTTCCACCAAAGATACGCAATACTTCGCGGGGAGGCGCAGGACGAATTCCTCTCGGTGAATTTATGGGAACTTCTGCGTCTTCCGAGTACAAACTATTCAAGAGGGCATATCGCTCCCATTGGACGTGATGATCGATGCGTTCCTTGAATAGGTAGGCCGTCGCACATTCAGGGGAGCAAAAGGTTCCGTACATATGCCAGACCTCATTTTGAACGTGGCTGGGAATCGCACAAGGGGGGGATGTGAAGGAATGGCAGTCCCAAAAGCAAGCGACTTCTGTCTTGTCGGGAAGTTTCTGGTATCGATTGGAATCCTGAAACAGGACCATGAGTTTTTCCGAATAGTTGGAAGGGAGTTTACAGACAGTAGGCTCTGCGGCCTTTGCTTCTATAGGCTTGTCGTCGCTTCTCACCCCTGTTCCTTCTCGAATGCCATCCAAGTAACTCAAGCGATCCGTGCCTTGCTCGTAGGGATTCGGATTCTCTGTGATGACAGGATCGTACTTGAGCAAATTAGAGGCGTCAAAGGTAAGATCCGCCACTGTCACGGGCAGATGAGCTACAAGAGGCCGTTGTTCCGATAAAAACGAACCCGTGATGCCATTGGGCGTTACGATGGCCACAACAGGTGGCGTCTTCTTAGAGGACTTTCGTTCCTTTGCTGGAGACGCAGACGGTACTGCGACTACTGCGACTGTTGCGACTGTTGTTGCGACTGTCTCAGTGGCCGTCATCGACACAATCACGTTTTCTTCGACCGTCGCCGGTTCTGGAACTGCCTTTTGAGGGGTCTTCTTCGAGCTGCGCTTGGAACTCATCTGTAGTCAAGCCACACGGGTGTGACTTTAGACCCGCTTGATTTTTTCACATGTCTCTATAAGATGCCCGAGCCCAAGAAGCGACTCACCGCCAAGGCCCTTTGCCTTCGGAAGCGTGCTAATACAGTGGCGTTGACCCGAAAGCAGATGCCGGATTCCCCCGCCTTTGAACGCCCCACGGGGAGTCCCAAGTATGCCAAACTTGTGGACCAGATTCGAAGCTTGGATGCCAAGGACCAACGGGATCACGGAACGCTGTTCAAGCACTTTATCTTTACGGACATTCGCGAATCTGCCCACGGAGCCAAAGCCATCGCCAGTTACCTGAAAGAAGCAGGATTTGACTTTCGTATGGGCCACCAAGCAAAGCAAGTATTACGGAACGGCGTTCTTCGCGATACCCGGACAGGTGACACTGTTTATGTTCCCAAACCATCCGTCGCGGGCGGTTCCGATGGATTCGCGGTTCTTCAATCGTTGCCTCTCTGGAAAAATCCCATCACCGTCGCCACGAAACGAGCGATCCTAGACACGTATAACAAGCGCCCCGAGAATGTCCATGGCGAACTTTTGCGTATCATTGTCCTGGACTCTCGTTTTAAGGAAGGCATCAACTTGTTTGATGTCAAGTACGTTCATTTGATGGAACCCGCGATTGCGAATTCTGACCTTCAACAGGCGGTTGGACGTGCCACCCGGTTTTGCGGACAAAAGGGACTTCATTTCATTCCTCGTCGCGGATGGCCCTTGGAGATTTACACCTACACTACGATGCTTCCACGGACGGCTCCCTTCGTCACGGACGCAGAGTCCGAGGAATCCGTTGATGCCCACGAAGTCGTGATGGCCAATTCGGGTCTCGATTTGTCCTTGTTTCACCTTACCAAAGAAGTCATTGTGATGGCGATCGAGACCGCGGCCGACTACGCCTTGAACTACAACATCAACAACTTTGACATTGAGCAAGCCCTTTTGATGGAAACCGAGTTCGAAGATCTCTTGACGGAAGTCCATTTCCAACGCGGAGGTCGTCCCACCCTGGTCGCCATTCATTCGGCTTCCGACCTCACTCCTGAACTTCTTCAACGGTGTGCTAGCAGGAAATCCAAACTCTTTCCTTTCACAAAGGCCCGCATGGTTCAGGTTGCCCAACGCCTTGGCTTACAACCACCGAAAAAGGCCAAGCGTTCCTGGTACTGTGATCAGTTGCGAACGAATCCTGCGTATCTTCCAGGCTTACTGGCACACGATTCACCGACGTCGATCGAAGGCCACGCCGGCACTCCTCAGTCCCTTGCCTCGGTTACCTCTGCGGAAGGCCTTGCTGGATCCCCGCAATCCCTACATTCCGAAACCTCCGCCCAAGGCCTCGCCGGCACCCCGAATCGGTCCATTGATGCCGACGACGAAATCATTCCGTACGTCTTTCCATCCCCGGAACCTCTTCCAAGTCCCACGTCTCCGAATCGTAATCTCAGTACCCTCACAACGCTTCCGTTCCGAGAGTTTCAGGATCGCGTCCGACGTCTGTTTTTCGATTATGCGTGGGACACCCCTGTTGTTCGCAACAAGTGCCACGCCGTTGTTGCTGGAAAACCAGGCGTTCCTGTACGCCTTTCCAACACGCAGGCCTTTGTCAGTGCCTATCTGAGACCCGAGTCTCCCTTCAAAGGACTCCTTGCCTGGCACAGCGTCGGAACAGGCAAGACCTGTATGGCCATCGCGGCCACCGCCTCCTTTGAGGCCGCTGGATACCGCATCCTTTGGGTGACCCGTAACGCACTAATGTCGGAAGTGTACGGCAACATCTTTGATTCCGTCTGTCACAAGGGCATTAAGGACCTTCTCCAACAAGGCCAAACACTTCCCGCGGATCCAGCGGCCCGTAAACGACTCTTGTCAGGTGCTATGCTTCCACCGATCAGTTATCGCACCTTCCAAAACGCACTTCAACGACGAAATCAACTTGGCACCGAGTTGTATGCCCGCAATCGCGATCCGCTGTATAAAACCTTTCTTGTGATGGACGAGATTCACAAGCTACAGGATGGCGAACTGGGCCCCGCAGAAGCCGCTGAATTTTCCAAGATTCAGAAATACATCTTGAACTCCTATCGTATTTCAGGTGCCGAGTCTGTTCGGCCCCTGCTTATGACGGCAACACCCATCACAAATACACCGAAGGAACTGTTTGAAATTCTGAACACCCTGATTCCGACGGAGGAGCAACGACTTCCTTCCTTTGATTACTTTCGTGCTCGTTATGCGGATGGACGAGGGACATTGTCCGAGGAAGGAAAGACCATGTTCCAGGAAAAAGCCAAGGGTCTCATCAGTTATTTGAACCGCGAGTTCGACCCGACGACCTTTGCCCAACCCGAGTTTCACACGATTCAGGTCCCCGTGGGGGATATCCCCCCACCCGCCGCACGCACCGTTGCCGAATCCTGTGCCTCTGCGACTCCTTCGGCAGAATGCGAGGCCTTGGACGATCAGTATGAAGCAGACAAGGCAGCCCTGACCGGCCCTGATCGACGCAGACGGCTGGCGGCTTTGACCAAGACCTACAAGGCCAATAAAAAAGCCTGTCAACCACCTAATCCGGACAAGTGCTATAGACACGCCAAGAAACAATTTACCGAGACGCTGAAGAAGAGCCAACTCCACGCGATGAAGATGTGTCTAGGACCTGTGCCCCCCCCTTCTTTTCCGACAAAGGAGGAGTTTCAGACGGCACTCACACGGCTTCAGCGATGAGGCCCACTAACCGTTCCGCAATCAATCGCACCACCGGGACAGACACGGCGTTCCCCGCGAGTTTGTACAGGTGGCTGTCGGACAAGGCAGGCAGTTGATACGAATCGGGAAATCCTTGAAAGCGGAAACATTCACGTGGCGTCAACTTGCGAATCCCACGGTCGTCCAAGATGAGAGGCACGTTGTGTCCTCCTGTCCCCATGTTGGCAGTCAAGGTAGGGCATTCGTGACTCTTGTTTTCGCGTACGTAGACACGCCTAAATTGATAGAGGGTGTTCTGTTTCACGATATGCCCGCGCAACAGGTCCCAGGCATTAGAGGCCGGTCCATAATAGTATTTCGCCGGTACGTCGCGTTCCAGAAACTCGGCCACGGGACGTTTGGGCACGTCCGGAAAGTCGAGCGTGAATCGGTCGAAGGCTTCTTTGGACCGAAGACCCACGATGTAGATGCGTTCTCGATGTTGCGGGACACCTGTAATCTTGGCCGTGTTCAAAACCTTGTAGCGTAGATGATACCCGCGATCTTTCAGATGGGTCGTGATGGTCTCAAAGGTCCGTCCTTCGTCGTGGGTCACGAGGTTTTTGACGTTTTCCAACACAATACAGGCAGGTCGGTGGTGGTCGAGGATGTCCAAGATCTTCCAAAACACGTTGGACCGTTTGTCTTCAAACCCCTCCCGCTTGCCCGCAATACTGAAGGGTTGACACGGAAATCCACCCGTCAACAAATCGTGTGCCGGAATCGACTCGGTGGCCACGTCGTGAAGATTCTGGAGCGTCAGTGCGTGTCCGCCTTCCTGGTTCAAGTCGTAGGCACTCTTGGAGGCCGATACCATGTCGTTGGCAAACACGCACCGAGCACGACCCGTACCTTGAAAGGCCAATGTAAAAGCACCTGTGCCGGCAAAGAGATCAATGGTACGAAGTGGGTCCGAAGGGGAAGAAGAAGAAGTGGAGGGCAACAATCGAACTAACTCCTCCTTTGATTTACCACTATATCCTCGCACACCATGCGTTTTACAAAGAGCAATCAACTCGGCTCGTGTTTTGCTTGTCAAGTCCATAGGTTCTGCCCCTTGTTCCAAGGAACCATTTGCCTCATTTTTTCGCAGCCGGCCAGACAGAAGCTGCGTTCAGCAACTCATCCCCCAAAAACCGCACCAACCACAGGTCTAAAGTTCGAAGCCACAAGGGTAGGGCAAGGATGTCCTCGGTGTGGACGGAAAAATATCGACCGCAAAAGTTGGCGGACATTAAAGGCCACAAACGAATCAAGCAAGTGTTTGAGCGCGTCATCGCCCACCACTGCGTCGGGTTTCCCCCCACGATCCTCTACGGCCCCCCTGGCACCGGAAAAACCTCCATCGCCCTTGCCCTTGCGAACGAGGCCTACCCCGGCATCTCCCCCACCCTGTCAACCCTGTATCTGAACGCCAGCGACGAGCGAAGCATTGAAGTGATTCGGGAGCGCATCCTTCAGTTCACGCAAACGACCTGGCCGGGCGTCACGCGCAAGTTCGTCATCTTTGACGAAGTCGAAACAATGACGGAACCCGCCCAAGCCTCCCTCCGTGCCCTTCTGGACGACGTGGACCGCGACGGCCACAAAACCGCCCCCCTCTTCCTTTTCCTCTGTAACTCCCTGTATCGCGTCCACGTCGCAATCAGGTCCCGCTGTATTGCCCTTTTTTGCGGCCACGTCCCCATCGCACACGTGCGAAGTACCTTGTTGGAAATCCAGGAAGCCGAAGGTCTGAAAAAGGACGCCATCAAGATTCCCTCGGACACCACCTTTCGGATTCAACGAGGTGATCTTCGGTCCTTTGTGGCGGCCATTCAATATAACGCGGAACTCAATGAATGGGACGCCTGGTTCGAACGGTTGGAAACGGCCAAGCCAGGGACGTCCATCTGTGTCTGGGAAGACGGACTCGCACGGACGCCTTTTTGTATACTTATCCGGCACGTGTTTGTGTGGATGGAGGCGAAAGGACTTTTGGATAAGCGGGCAGCGGAATTCGTAGATGCGTGTTTGGAAGTACAGGACGCCCCCGTTCCGACGATTTTGGCTATTATTCCTGCTCGATGGGAAGCTATTACAAAGTCTTAGGTATAAACACTAGACCTTGTTCTTGAATTAGATTCATGAACAACCTCTTTTTATTTGGATCTGCCTTTCTGGCAACATGTACCTTGATTCCTCACCCCCTTCTGTGTCGCATGGTGGTGGAAGAGCCGAGCCTTTCTGTGCGAAAAACACTTGTACTCACGTACGGGGTCACTGTTGTTTGCTTCTACGCAGTGACTGGATCCTGGATCGTATCCTTGGTCCTTGCCTTCGCTGTGTTAGAACTCCTCTTTCGTACGGCACTGTCATTGACGTGTTTATGAACGACGGTAGAACGCTTCTTAGAATGTTTCTTTGATCGTCGAGACTTTCTGTGGGAGGAACGACCGCCAAGGTGACCATATTCAGTAAGATAATCTAATAGACCTATGGTTTTTAGTTGTTCTATTTCTAAGGTTTTAGCACGGGTTAGATCGGTACCACTGCGATTTACCCCTTGGGTATTTCTTGCGTTTTTTTGATTTCGTTCGACTTTTTTATATAATTCATGTAAAAGTTTATCGTAAATACGTATTTTTTCTTTCACTAATTCTTTTAGTTGATTATCATCAGCAGAATCATTCGCAGCAATAAGTTTATTTATTTGACTAGTAATTTCCTCTAATTTTTTTTCGTTGTTAGTGGATGCCATTGTCTATATCTGAATTCTATTTATTTTCCTAACCGTAGACCTTTTTATGAACGACGGGTTCTTCTTGTGGATCTCTTTCGCGTTGACCGCTTTCTTGAAGAACGGTATGAAGGGTGAGACCGGGCGTTGCTCTGCTCCCGTGTAAGTTGCATAAGGTCTTTGTTCGCCTCTGCTAACTCCTGTCGATATCGATGAGCTAGACCATAATTACCAGTGCGTTCTGCCATTTGAATTATATTTTCGAGAAGTTGAACAACTTCGGACTGCTTTTGTAAGGCTTGTCTTCCGAGGTCACGGCGTGCGGCTTCGGATAGTATATGTTTTCTACCACTTGCAATGACAAGATGATAGACATGTTGTTTAGCATTTTCCAATGCTTCGAACATACGCGGGTCCATGGTATATCCAGGGTGTCTTTTTTCTTTTTTTTTTCCTAACGGTCAACATCTTTTTTTATGAACGACGGGTTCTTCTTACGGAACGTCTTCTTACGGAACGTCTTCTTACGGAACGTTTTTTACTAGTTCCTCCAATATGCCCATTCATAGTCGAACAAGGAACTTCTGAGAAGAATGGAAGAGCACCTCCTGTAATTTTAATACTAATAATGTCATTAACATCATAGGATGGACAACGAAAGAGTGCTACATTTGGAGTTCCTGGTTTTATTCCAATAAATTCTCCTTCGCAGGCATTTATAGCATCCGAACTATTGTCTTCGCTATTTAAAATACTGATACGGGGTTGTATACTACCCGGCATGGCGTTAAAATCCCACTTGTAACATTTTCCAAGTTTAAGATCCATGTATGATTTTCTCGGTATAGGTTTCTTTGATTTCTCCGGATCTAAAAAATCTTTGAGTTTTTTAAGTCCATAATTAATGAGGATAACATCTGATACAGTTAATGGTTTACAGGGTACTTCAAAAAATATAGGATGTTCGTTTCCTGTAATTGTTATATGTAACATCCCACCAATAAAATCCGGAGATGAAAAACTAGCTGTCCAATATCTAATATCGTCTTTTCCTTTACCTTGTTTTAAAGATTCGAGTTTTCCCATTGTAGAACCATATAATAGTTTATATTCATCTAAGCCATTCCCATCATACATAATCGTAATTCTATTAAAAACGTCTTGTGGTAATCCAAGTACGTTCCATTCATAGCATTTTCCAATTTCAATCTCGGTATGTCTTTTGTGGAGAGAACTCATTGATCTACATTGTATACCCGAAAAAAACACAGGGTAGGTCTAAACCGAACCCAGTGTACTTCCTCAAGAATGCTTTCCGCAATCGCCCTTTACGAACGAGTTTCTGTCTACCTTCAAGAGGTATGGGAATATACTAAAGGTGAAACTAGGACATGGCTGGGTCCTGCACCCGCACGTCTGGTCCTTCTAGCCGATGGACGTATTCTTCCTGCGACTGTTGATCTTCCCGCTTCCGTTCAAGAGACGGCTTTTCTCTACGATGCCGAGACTCACCGCATTACCAAGATCGGGCATCCACCAGAAGGACGCTTTCGCCGGTTGCCCTATTTGTCTCTCCGCGTAGAGCACCAGACGGAGGGTACCGTGGACTTGAGCGACTGGATTGGAGGACTTCGGGCCAATCCAGTCCCCACCTTGCCACTTCCTCAACTTCTTCTGTTGGCCTCCCTCAGTCTTCATCGGTACATTCCGATCGCGGGTGCCACAATTCACACGACCGACGACGAAGGAACAGATGCCACAACCGCCTTGGTCTAGAAAGAGATACACTCACCCTAATAGAATGGGAAACTGTCTCTTTGGATCCAAGACTGTCGAAGAAAAAGAGGCCCAAGTTCCTCTTATGACCAATGTCGTGTATGTTCCGGTCGAATCAGAGGAAATTGAAGTAGTGCCACCGATCTGCCATCAATGTCAAACGCCTAAACAAGTCCAATCCATTGTGTCAGGAGACAAGAAGAAACGACTCTATCTGTGTATGAACTGTAAGCCAAGGTAAGCCAAGATAAGAAAAAATTGATACATGTTCTATCGATATTCGATACAACACGTAGTAATAATGAGTTCTTCCTTTCTTCTTTCCGATATTACGATACATAAAACGGTGATGCGAGGACGGTCGACGTCCGGCAACCTTGTGGAGGGAACCGTACGACGTATTGTGCCGGGGATCTGTTTCGAGGTGGATCCGGGTCCAGGCAAACAACGATCCTTGCTATGGCGCGAGTTGGTCTTGGTTCCGGATGCACTACCAGTTCATGAACCCAATACAACCCTGACCAATGTCGTCGTTAATGGAGTATCGTACATGATTCCGCCACTTCCTGAGTTGCGACGCACCGATTCCGGTGCCGATTATGGATGTGATGGGTTTCCCGACTGTGAATTTTGGATACGTCAGGGGATTCCCACCGTCTTCTTGGCCCCCGAGTACATGTACAAGGACCATCGCCTTCCTCCGTCTCCAAGGGAAATGAAGACACGGTTGGAAGAGTGTAGAGATACGGCAGAAAAAGCAGGGGAAGACTTTTGGAAGGCGTGGAAGAAACAGATGATATACGTTGAATCTATGATGCTTATACATTGAAAAATGGTTTTGGTTTTCTGGTTTTCTGGTTTTCTGGTTTTCTGGTTTTCTGGTTTTCTGGTTTTTGTCTTTTTTTGTGTTTTTGTTTAGAAGCGCTGATCCGTGTTGGCACGGAAGCGGATATCCGAGGCCTTCATGTCGGATGAATAGAGATGGATGTCATTCACATTGGAGTGTCTCGCATCTGCGTTCCAAATCTTCATAATGTGAAAGCCCTTCTTGGGACTGATACTGATGCCAACAATACGATTGGCCTCGGTTTTTGTGACAAGACGCTCTCCCATTGCGGCGGCGTAGACTTGAAAGGTATCGAAGGCAGCGGTCTCTTTGATGTTGATACAGTAGGTGCCTCCGTACATATGGTCCTTGTGTTCCCAGACAGGAAGATAAGGATCCACCATCAGAAAGAACATGCCTCCGATAAACTGAGGTTCTGTCATACGCTTGAAGGTACCCCACAACTCGGTGTAGTCGGTGAAGGTGCCGATTTTCTTGTAGGACTTGGGCCACGACCAATCGTCGTCATTTTGACCGTGATAATACAAGGTTACGGGGCCCACGGAAATAAGATCGGAAGGTACGGAAGTCATAGCAGAAGCAGAAACAGGAATCGTAGATACGGAAGTAGACATGGTCGGGTGAAGGTGTTATATTAGCCTGTGGATATCTCAATTTTTGTCTGACGCAGTCTTTATGAACGAGTATGTTGACATAGTCCTTCATAAAAATACGATGATTGGGGCTGTTACAATGGAAAGGCTGTTACAATGGAAAGGCTGTTACAATGGAAAGGCTGTAATGGCTTCCAATTAGGAATGAGAAATTGTGCTAACATCCGTCGATCCGGAGCGAGCAGAAGGTGCAAGGGCCAACTTGATCTCCCCAAGTCCCGCCACCGAGTATTCCACGATGATGGGATAATTGTTTTTCAAGAAAATCATAATGTCCGTCGACATGGCGGTACACTTTGTAAAAAGGCTCAGGGGCTTCAGGAGAAAGTATCCTTGTACAATCTCCTTTTGCGTCTTGGGCATCACGCAAATCGTTTCCTGAGACCCGAATTCACCTCCTTCCAAGCGGAAACTGAGTTCGTTCTCCGCAGACTTGATTTCCACCTTGTCGCCGAGTTGGAGCAAATCCTTGACGATGTTTTGGAAATCCAGGGAGGGCATGGAAATCACGGATGGAAACTGGACCGGAGGAATGTCAATGGGGTTCACCGTGAGTTCCATCAAGTTCAGGTACTTGGTGGTCACCATCTGCTTTTCTCCGTTCATGATTCGAATGCCAAGGCGGGACTTGTTGGAGCGCTCCATAAACAGAAGAAGGGAGTCCTCGTTCTTGATTTGCTTCACCATCTTGTTAAAGTTGACAAAGTCGATTCCAAGGATGCTCTTTTCCGTACAGTGGAACTCGTCGAAGCGATCCGCGTAGAGACGCATGTGAACCAAGATGGTGTGGGTCCCATCCATGGCCAGGATCTTGATCCCGGTTGCGTCAATTTCCAGATTGACTTCGGTGAGAATGTCCTTCACGGCGTCGATCAAGGTACGAATTGGGGATGCTTTGACGGTCCGTGCGTAAAACACATAGTCCGATTTGTTCTCCATTCGAATGATTAAGAATCACGGGGGTGCGTTTAGATAGAACCTATCCTTTCTGAACGCACTTTACGGCCCAGGTTTGTTTTACGCACGTCGAGAAGAAGAGCGACGGGTAGAACGATGGGTAGAACAACGGGCAGAGCGACGAGACCCCTTCTTGGGCACCAGCGTGTGGTAGGCGGCGTACAAGGCAAGAGGTACGACCGCGGCTTGGGCGTTGGCAGTGAAACTTCCCATTACACTTGGGGAGAATCCTCCGCGGACCCTCTGGTGTCTCCTAGATCCACCAAGGTGAGGAGTGGTGGTGGCCGTCAAGATCGGACGAATGTCGGCAGCAGTCGGAGCCGTGGAAGGTGCGGGAAAAAGGGTGGTCGGAGGAAGCACGTCTGGATTGAACGCTTGTTGATCCGACAGATACCCTCCACCCCGATGCCTTCGGCGACGACCTCCCTGGGTCAGAAGAGGCGTGGGCCAGGTCTGAGACAAGACCGGGCGAATCGCATAGGCAGTGGCATTCGTCGATGGAGCAGGGAGGATGCTAGTAGGAGGAAGGACGCCGGGATTAAACATTTGCTGGTCGGTCAAATACCCACCTCCTTTTCGATTGGCTCTTCGGGTCTTCGCCATGTTCTATAAACGCTTGCGATAAAAAATGATAGACGAGGGAAGGCTTACCGATCAAGAAACAAGTCAACATGGAGTCCCTATCCTATATTAAACCCGAATTGAGTTTCACTCCTCTTCGCGTATCCACCATCACAACAACCGCCGATATCGGGACGGATATATTCCGAGACACCTTGTTCGAACAAATTACGATTCTACCTTACGCAATTCTGAAAGAGGGAGTGTTGAAGATGGACCACGGAGGAAAGACCAAAGGGACGTGCTTTAAGGATATTATGATGAAACCTTCCGAAAAGGAGACGAGTTTCTACAATCAAACAACCGTCGTGATTCGAAAAGAAGTTGCTCCGCTCAAGTTCAAGGAAATCAATATCAAATTATTCAAGAATGGTGGCATTCAAATGACGGGTGTCAAGACGCTAGAGATGGCTTCGGGAGCACTGCGATGGTTGCTCGCGCACGTGACTGCTACGTGTCCGGGACCCATCTTTGCCAGACCTCCGGTCATCACGGAAGAGGCGACGCAGTTGATTAATACAGATTTCAATATTGGAGCTAAAATTCGCAGAGATGTTCTTCATAAAGTGCTAGCAGACAACTATAGTTTGTCATCGAGTTATGAGGCCGCCATTTATCAAGGGGTCAAGGCCAAATATTTCTACAATGACAAGAAACCAGCTGACGCACCTCCCGGACATTGTGTATGCCCAAAATTATGTAAAGGGGTTGGAGATGGCACCAAGATTGGCGCGTGTAAGAAAATCACTATCTCTTCCTTTCAAACTGGAAATGTGATTGTGACCGGTGGACGCACAATGCAGCAAACGGAGGAAGCCTATTTGTTTATCAAGGGGCTCTTCTTGAAACATCAAGAGGAGGTTTTAAGAAAAGAGTATATGCTTCCGGAATCGGAGGAAGCGGTCAAGCCAAAAGGCAAGCCGGAAAAAACGGGATGGATCAAGCATCCAGTGCCGCGTAATATTGTAAGAATTAGTAGCGCGTAAAATTTAAGAGAAAACCTTCGATTACCCGAACAGAACCCGATGTCCACTAGCACAACCACCCCCATGGCGTTGACTGCCACACCCGTTGCCATTACCGATGCCAGCCTTCCAAGCGACAAGACCCTTCGACACGCTTCTCGCATGGCAATGGAGCACGACAAGCCCATCATGCTGGATTATTATGCTGATACCCGCGACGGAAAGGCTTTTTTGGGTGAGGACGCGACCACCAAGGAGCAGATGCTTGTGCGTTCCGAGTCCGAGTACACCTCCGGCATCGAGAAGAAGTTCAAGATTGGCGAAGATTTCATCATTGTCACGCAGAACAGTATCTACATTATCTCAGGAAGCACAAAGAAGAAGACCATTTCGGCTCCCGCATAAATCATCTATCATAAGAATCCTGTCTTTCTGCGTTTTTTTTCAAAGACACAGGTAGACATGAGTGCTTGGAAGGATAACTATCAAACGGACGGATGTACGAGTCCCGAATGCTCGGCGGCTCTAGGCGGAGCCTCTTCCTTGAACCAGGGACAGCAGTTCGCGGCCATGACCAAGACCTTCCACGGAGGGCGTCGACGAAGGCAGTCGGGTGGCGCAGCCCCCTTCCCCGGCGAATTCAGCCAGACCCTTCCCCAGGACATGCACCAGGCGGCCAACATTGCGCCCCTGGATGCGGCCTTCAACGAACTCCCGAACTTTATTGGCAAGTACGGAATGGGCGGTGGATCCCGTAAGAATCGCAAGGCTTCACGAAAGGGTCGCAAGGCGTCCCGTAAGGCGTCCCGAAAGGCGTCCCGTAAGGCTTCCCGAAAGGCGTCCCGTAAGGCTTCGCGAAAGAACCGAAAGGCGTCACGAAAGGGCCGAAAGGCGTCCCGCAAGCAGCGTGGTGGCATGGCCCCCGTCGGCGCCCCCAGTATGATTCTGACCCCCGCCGAGGAACCCGCCGCCTTCCTGAACCCCCAGTGGTACAATGAAAACCAGGTGGTCCCCAGTTTCAAGGGTCCCAGCAACCCCTACGCCGAGCAACAGTATGCCAACCAGATTCGTTATTAGAGTGTGCGATGACCCAATTCAGAGTGTATCTTTCAAAGATACGTCCTGAATCATATGTAAGAAATCTAGGTACGATCAATGTTCAACTTGGGCTCTGCCGATGATAGTTGAAGGGGCTCTGATTCCGCCAAGGTGGCCACCGCTCCTCCCAACACGGATTGGAGTTTGGCTGCGTCCTCGGCGGACCATGGCGTCACCGCAGGAGGCGTCACTAAAATCTGAAGGTATAGGTGACCGAATCCCTTCTTATTGGAGCAGGGCATCCCTCCTCCTTCGTATTTGAGCACGGCACCGTGAAGCAATGGACCTCCGCGCCACGACACTGTTTTGGACCCCGCGGGATGATTGTCAAGCGTGACCGTAAACCCGAGCACCGATTCCGAAAAGGACACCGTCTTTCGAATCCACAGATCGTCGCCCTTCCATTCGAACTCGTCCGTATCGCCGACACCCAGATCAGTGCGTTCCAGTGTCAAGACAACATCGCCGGGTTCGTCGTACTCGACTGTATCCGAGCATTCGCCAGTAAAGGTCAACTGTTGCCCTTCCCGCATTCCAGGCGTAATGCGAATGTCCAACTGCTTTTCCTTTTCCATAAACTTTTTGCCGGCACATCCCTTACACGCACTCTTAATCTTACGCCCTTCTGCGTGGCACTCGTCACAGGGAGCACTGGTTTGCGCCATCATACCGGGTCCCAGTTGGCGAATCATCGTCTTCTGCCCGGACCCACGACACCCTCCGCAAGATTCCGTCTCTCCACCGGTCCCGCGACAATCGTCGCACTTGCGTGCCTGGTTGAACTTGAGTTTGATATCGTGACCCTTGAAAAATTCAGACAGACGAAGACCGATGGTGTGATGCTTATTCGGTCCCTTGCCTCCGCGATGTTGCCGACGACCCGATGGAGCACCTCCTCGTCCTCCAAACATCTGGGAAAACATGTCGCCGAGGTCGACGCTGACACCTGGCATACCGAAGGGCCCACTACCGAATGGTCCACCACCGAAGGGTCCACCTCCTCCAAACGGACCCCCCATAAACGAAAAGGGAATGCCTCCCGCGGCCATACCACTCATGGCCTCGTGCCCCTGACCCACATCGGACCCCGTCATATCGTACATTTTGCGTCGTCCCGTGTCCGACAACACCTCGTGTGCCTCTTGAATCGCTTGGAACTTCTTTTCGTCTCCACCTGGACGATCCGGATGAAGTTCCTTGGACAAATCCTTGTAGGCCCGTCGAATCTCTTCGTGGCTCGCATCACGGCTCACGCCCAGTCGCTTGTAAAAGTCTGCCATATTACGATTCTTTGTAAAGGTACGGTTTAGACCGTTGAATAAAGTTCATTTTTTCCCCACTTTTTGCGTTTACATCTTTTGAATATTATTTTTATATAAGCATAGAATGTCGATTTGTTTGGACTGTGTCTTGTTCACATTGAAAGATCGACCATTAAATCAAAATCAATATATTCCCATCTTTCTCCACTGGTTAAGCATGTGTTTTACGCGTGGGGGTCTTACCGAAAAAGATTTGGTACGAATCAAAATCGATACTGAAACATATGAATATTTAAATAATGATGTATGCTTCCAAAGTCTCATGTCTATACAACCATGTCATTTGATATGTTTAATTTCCTCGTCCCCTGAGACAATGGAACAAGGTATGATGATGAAGTATACAAAGGTTGAGTATGATCAGGATATCTACATGTATTGTGATATTGATATCCTAATACTACAATCATTACATACCCTTACAGATACAATGATACACAATACAATCTATGTTCATCCAGAAAACCGTGATATAAGCAATTCTTATTACGGTGCATCGTTTTCAAAGGAAGAATTAGAAGCATTGCCGAAGCATACACCTGGATTGAGTGCGGGAAAATTTTTCATATACGGAAAGGGTCTGTATTCAGAGCTAATGGACTCTATTCATAGTATTTGTTCTAAAAATTCACAATCATTATATACTGTTGAACAACCTTTCTATAATAAAGCCGTGTATACGTTGGAAAAGAGTTGGTATGACATAAATACCGAATTATTGGACAACGCGTTTAACAAACCCGATGTAAGGTATAAAAAAGTGTTTATAGATTCAGCAGGGGGTCCTGGTGATGGAGAGATACATTTATATAAAATCATGCGTTTATACATTTTGATTCAATCAAATATTCTTTGAACACAAAGTCTAAACCACCCCCACCTAAAAGGAACTAATGGATTCTCTCATTGGCCAAGACCACATTGTTCATTTTCTAAAGGAGCACATTGATGCCCCGCCCCATTTCATGTTTTTCGGTCCCTCGGGCTGTGGCAAGACGTCGATGACCCGCGCCTTTCTCAATGCCTATCTGACGAAACACGGCGTCCCCAAGGACGAGCACAAGGATTACATTTTGCTTTTGAATTCGGTGGACGACCGTGGCATCGGCACGATTCGCGGAACCTTGACGGAGTTTGTGCGACGGGCCCGTCGCTACCCCTCAGCCAAGGCTTGGGTCTGGATGGACGACGCCGACTCTGTTCCGACTGTCAGCCAACAGGCCCTGCGTCGCATCCTAGAAATTTATGAACCCTACGTGCGATTCCTGTTTGTGGCGTCGGGACCCGAGCCCTTCATTGAACCGCTCCAAAGTCGGTGTGTCATGCTTCAGTTTCTTCCTGTCAACATATTGATGAATCGCCCGTTCTTCACAAAGGATTCGACCTTGAAGATTTCGGAAGAAGCCCACGCCTGGATGATGAGTATGTGCCTGGGCAATGCGCGCCTATACAAACTGTTTCATCAAATGCTGAAAGCCACCGGTATGACCGAGGTCGAAGCGGCCGACGTCCAAACCATCGTTAACGCACCCCCCGTAAAGCAGTTGGAGCGCCTAGGACGCGCCTCCCTTGCCAATGACCGCGTCGCGACGTTGTCTGCGTTTCTTCAACTCTGGTCCGCAGGCTACTGCTTTGAAGACATTGTCTACCTTATGGAGATTGTCTGTCGTATTTACAATTTCTTCACGCCCGAGGAAACCCAGCGACTCTTTCTCAAATGTGGGGAAGGACACGTCGCCATGATTTTGAACAAGACCCGGCTCCTGGACGCCCTGGCTGTGTTCACGGCCCCCACTGTTCTTGGCCCCTTTGAAAAACTTCCCCCCAAGTAAGATGGTCTCCCAAACACGCAAGCGAGGAGGAGCGCTCTTAGGAGAAGGGGCCCACGGTAAGGCCTACAATGTGGGCGTCACTCCCAGAAATACGGACGCCCTTTATAAACTTCTGGAGCATCATGCGTACAAGGTCGTGACGCTCGAAACGCTCACCGATCCCGTCACCTTGGACACCCCGAAGGACATTGATGCCTTCGTAGCCTTCCTCAAACAAACCAAGAACCTCATTGGCAAGGTCGTCAAGGCCCCGCAGTTCTGGCAAAAGAAGACTCAGGAGGTCGAATTTCGCGACGAGCTCGAGGTGAATCGCCAGGTGCTGAAAGCCTTTGGCCCGGCCAAGAGCGACACCTTCCTTACAATTCAACCCATCCGCGGATTCCGTGACCTTCCGATTCTTGGATTCACGGCCATTAAACAAGGAGCCCCAAAATCCAAGAAGACGCAAAAGATAACAAAAGCAAAAAAGGCCAAAGAGACGCTCTACGTCATCTTTGGCCACAAGTGCGACCCCAAGTACAAGGTGAAACTGGATGATTTCCTGTTGGACATTACAGAGTCCCTTGTGGAACTCGAATCCCACGGACTGAAACACAATGACATCAAGCCGACCAACATTGTGCGATGCGGTCGACGCTATAAACTCATCGATTGGGGGGCCACGACTTCTACGGATAAAAAGAGCCGCGGAGGAGGCGTCCCGATGTCCAGCCCCATGCGGTACTACATCGGTGGTCTGACCCCCTACATGTCCCGGTTCTACCCTTACATTGGTGTGGAATACGAGTACAACGATTGGTTCAATACAAACACGTACCAGGATTTGTATCACCGCATTGAACAGGAATTCAAAGACGCCCTTGAGACCACCAAGGACCGAGACATCCTGTTCAAAAAGTACGGTCCTTCCTCGGACCTGTATCAGTTGGGCATCACTGTTGCGTTACTTCTTCACGAACACAAGATCACGGATCCAAAATACACACCCATCGTGAACAAGTTGACCTCGCTCAAACATCCCCCGAAGTCAGCAAAGGAGATGTATACTTGGTTACGATCGGTTCTTAGATAAAACGATCCCATAAAAAAACTGAGACAGTTATATATGCAAGCACCGAGAGTGCCAACACCCGCAGAAATAGCACGGTCCAACGAACTAAAAACAACGTTTATGGCGAATATTCAAGATGCAATGATGGATAAAAATATCAAACGTGCTGGAGATACATTACTTGATTATATATTTAATAACGCGGTTCCGAAGGAAGATAGAATTTCTTCAATTGTGTACACAATTCAACTCGCAATTGCTTTAAATTTTCCAGAAATTATAAGGTATATAGAACATGATTGGCGAGAGATTTGTAACTACGAAGATAGTGAGGGATATTCTCCTGTGATGCGTGCAGTTGAAGCGGGAAATCTTGCAATGGTCATTGAGATAATCAAACAATTAAGAGGAATTAATACCCTACAAGTATTTCAAATTAATAGAAATAAGTACGGATTGACAGTATTAGATCTTGCTCGAAAATTAAAGAATGAAGAAATAGTACGGCACATTGAAGATTCAATTCGAAGATATAAGCAAGAACAATTTTTGTATAGCATACAAACTTCGAATATAGAAGATGTTCGTCGACATATAATGTCGGGTATCGATATAAATGGAACAGGAGCAAATGAACGTACACCTTTATTTGAAGCATGTTATAATGGTAGATGGGAAGTAGTCAAACTTTTGTTGGAACATAGAGCTAATCCTTTTCTTGGAAGTACATGGGCTACTCCATTACAACAAATAAGGGGACAAAATCCCGAGATCGAGCGATTGTTAGAAGAACGTATTGAAGAACTAAATCGGCTTAGTGCCGCCAGCGGAAGACCAGCGGGACCGCGTGACCCGGCCGGACCGAGTGGCCCAGCAGGAAGAGGAGGAAACAGGAAATCCGCACGAAAAACACGACGCCAGCGCAGAAGGTAGCCTTCGGTTGCCTTCGGCAACTCCCCGCAAAAATTGAACATTATCCAACCACCGTGTAAGAAGCACAGCATGTCTTTCCTACACGTTCCAAACTCTTCCGAACCTGTGGCAACTCCTGAGGGAGCCCCCGCTATTTCCTACGCGTTTCCATTGGACTGGTTCCAACGGAGAGCGATTCAGGCCATTCACGACCGTCACGATGTTCTCATTACCGCCAAGACCGGGTCCGGCAAAACCTTGCCCGCCGAATACCAAATTGCCTTTTCCTTGAAGGAAGGAAAGAAAGTCCTCTACATAAACCCCATCAAGTCTCTGAGCAACCAAAAATACGGCGATATGAAGAGTCTCTTTCCTGACAATAGTACCGGAATCTTGACGGGCGATATCAAGTCCAATCCCGAAGCCGATATCATTGTGATGACCGCCGAGATTCTTCTGAATCACCTGTACAAGCGTGAAACCACCACGGCCAAACTCGGCGCCGCCGGCCAACTGTCCCTCGCTGACGTGGGAGCCGTTGTTGTGGACGAGGCCCACTACATCAATGACCCTGACCGTGGACACGTGTGGGAAGAGATTCTGATTCTGCTTCCCGCCACGATTCGTCTTGTGCTTCTGTCCGCCACCTTGGCCGCCCCAGAGCAGTTCGCCAACTGGATCGGCACCGCTCGATCCCATCCTATTGTGCTTCTCAAGACGAGCCATCGCGTCGTGCCCCTGATTCACGGCATTTACGACCCGACGCAATCGCCCCTTCCGATGCGCATCCTCAAGGAAGGCGACGAAGCCCCGCTAAACGTGGACACCTACAAGACCTGGCTACGAGACCGCGAGTCCCGCTTCAAGTCCCACGACGACTGGAAGGACAAGGTCCGCGCGGCCGGCCGTGCCGGCGAATCCGTCGCCGGATCGACCGGCAAGGTGAAACTCCACGCCTTTCAACACACCCTTAACGAGTGCGTGAGCCTGCTGAAGGAACGCGATCTGCTTCCTGCCCTCTTCTTCCTGTTTTCGAGGAAGGAGTGCGAGCGATACGCCGAGCAGATCGAGGGGTCCCTGTTGTCTAGCGACCAGACTGCCTCCGTCAAGCATATGATTGGGTTCCATCTTCACCGATACACCACGCTCTTGACGCTTCCTCAGTACCATCAACTCACACGTCTTCTGGAACGCGGGATCGGGTTTCACCACAGCGGTCTTCATCCTTTGCTCAAGGAAATAGTGGAACTCCTCTTTACCAAGGGGTTCCTCAAAGTCCTGTTCTGTACCGAGACCTTTGCCGTGGGCCTGAACATGCCCGCCCGCACCGTCGTCTTTCTGGACCTCAAGAAACCCTCGGGCGCCGAAGAGGGCGGCTTTCGCCCCCTGCGCCCCGAAGAGTACATTCAAATGGCGGGACGCGCCGGTCGCCGTGGCAAGGACACCAAAGGCGTCGTTCTGTATATGCCCGCCCGTGAACCCGTGGACGCCGACGAGTTGCGCCAATCAATCGCCGGCCACCTGACGCCCCTGAAAAGTCGCCTTCAATTCCACTACAACTTTCTCCTCAAGGCCATTCACGCAAGCAAGACGCGCACAACGCCTCTCTGGGAGGCCGTGGTGAAGAACTCGTACTGGAAGGTCCAGCAAGACCGAGCCCTTGCCGACTACGAGGCGGAAGTCGTCGCCCTCCGTGCCAAGCACGTAGCGGTGGCCCCACCCGAAGAGGACATCAACGCCGTGGAGGAGAAGGAGATGTTGGAAATCCAGGTTCGCACCACGCGCAACGCCACGCAAAAGAAGGCTCGTGCGGCTTTGACGGCTTGGACGGAGACGCACAATACACTCGTGTGGTCTGCCAAAGCAGAAAGGGTCACCGCGTACAAAAAGTCGGCCAAGGATCTGGAACAGGCGGAGGCCTGTCTGGTCGCGATGCGCGTCCCTGAGGAAACCAGTCGCGTTGCCTATCTTCTCAAGGCCTTGGAAGCCTGGAAGGCTGTTACGCTGGACGCCGAGGGGACTCCGACCTTGACGGAGTTCGGCACATTGGCGACGGAAGCAAATGAAGGCAATCCTCTTCTTATCGCACGGCTTTATGAGTCGGGCTTACTCAAGGACGCACCTCCTGAAGAAATCGTGGGTGTTCTGGCCTCCTTTATTGTGGACCGCGAGGCACTGGACAAGAGCGTCGATCCACGGGAACTCAACATCACGGCCCGCATGAAGTCCATCTTGTTTCAGATTGACGATTGGGGACAGGAAGGACGTGTGATTGACGCCAAGTACGGTATTGATTCCCCTCCTGAGTTTTGGTGCCTGTCCACCTTCTGGGTCGCCATTGCCACGGAATGGATGATGGACGCCACCGCACCCGATCTCTTGGCCAGTCACGAGGTCTATGAGGGCAACCTGATGAAGGGGCTCCTGAAAGTTGCGAGTCTTGTCAATGAATGGATCACGATTGCCACCTACAAGGCTGACGTGGACATGCTCCACCGTATGCGAGGCACACCCGAGTACTTTCTGCGAGACATTGCACAGCCTGAGAGTCTGTATTTGCGACTATAAAACTGCTGGTCTAAACGTGGTATACTATTTCTTTTTACCATGGATACAAATCCCCCTCCAAAAAATCCAACAGAATCTATTGGTTCAAATCCTTTTCTTATTGATATAGAGGAAAAGGATGATTATACTCTTGAAGATTACCAAAATATCCAAACTCAATTATATAAGAAAAATATAGACGCCGAGTTAATGAGACTCTATGCGCCTCAAAATAATTTTTACAGTCAGGAAGATTTTCGAAATCGTATTTCACGAGGAATTACTCAAACAATTATTGATCATAGTCGCTTACCAACAAAAACACTTTATAAAATTGGAAACGGGGGTGATGGAAAACAGTGTTTTGTATGCTGTGTCCCTTTTTCTCATACGATCCAAGATACAAAAAATAACTCACGATTTCTTATATCCCAGCAAATTCTAAAATCTTTGGAAACAAGTGGGTTTCAGGGATATTTTTATTTGTTTACAGGTGGTTTTCCTAATCCCACGGGTACAGAAATGAAGTATGTAGGTGTCCCGTATGCGTTTAAAATTTTTATGATGCTGGAGGCTGAAAAGAAGGGATTTACAAAGGTCATTTGGATTGACTCGGGATGTTATGCTTTGAATAATCCTGAAGCATTGTTTGATACATTAAACACTGAATCAATTCTAGCACAAACAGTACATTCCAATAATTGGAAGGCTATGGTATTGCCTCAAACCATAGAACTTCTCAATCATCTAACAAACACAGATCTTGAAGATGCCGTGTATATTCAGACGATTGTGTTTGGGTTGAATCTTGAAACTCCTGCTATCAAACGCATTATACAAGAATATTATGAAATGGTTAAACTAGGCTGGCCTTTTTTCTCTATTTTTCCGGAAGAAGTCGTGTTATCAGCCATTATCAACAAGCCAGACTACAAACATCTTCTCACGTCACATCCAGTAAATAGATTTTTACAAATTCACGAAAAGCATAAGACGGAACTACAAGCACGATCAGAAGGATTTTACTTTCACCACAAGGATTATTCAAAATACAAAAATTCTATAAAACATTACAAATTCGTGATCTTGATTATAGATAGCGATGGGCAACCCTGCTATGAACAAAATCGCCAAATTCTCCGTAAATATGTACATTCGGTTCCAACTATTTACACCTTATTTCTTCGAGCGAACCCTGATCAATTAGAAGAGGTTGTGCTCAAGGATGATACACTTTATTGTAAACGGAAAGAGTCTTTCGTACCCGGTATACTTGAAAAAACCTTGGACGCAATGAACTATTGTATACATCATTATTCCTTTGATTATATGATTCGCACAAATTTGAGTTCGTTCTGGAATTTCAATGAACTACTCAAATTAGGTGAGACTCTTCCACAAACCAAGTGTGTAAGTGCAAGTATAGTTACATATGCTGAAAAAAAAGCCGCGTTACATCCATATTTCAACAAACCCTTTCCTTCTGGAGCAGGTATTCTTATATCGCGGGACATTGTTGAACTCTTCTGTGCTTCAAGATCAGAATTTGATAAGGATTTGCCGGATGATGTTGCATTAGGACAATTTTTATTCAATAGAGACATTCCTGTTTTACCAGCAAAACGTTTCGATTTAATAAAAAATACCGTTAGCATAACAAAAGAATCAATACAATCTACAGTCAATCAGGATACTCATTTTCATTATCGGGTGAAAGGCGTTGATCGACAATATGACAATCGTATTTTTCAATATCTATATAATGCAATCTATAAACGTAATTTATTCAAGTCAACCTTGGTCACTTTTTACTTTAATTTAAGCATCCTTCCCGATACAACCTCGGAAGTAAGACCTGAATCATTCTATATGGAAAAGGGGGTTGAGACATTGAAAATCTTTAACCCACTTGTTATTTTTTGTGATGAGACTACCTACCCAATCATCAAAACTATACGAGACAAGGAAGTGAGTGATCCAGATCTCACACAGTATATTATTAAACCATTCACAGAATATGATTTTTATAAGGATAATTATCCAATTATTCGTAAGAATCGTGAAGGGGTTCATTGTTACACAACTGATCGTATTACGTCTTCCTATTTTTTAGCAACTGTGTTCAAGATATTTGCTTTAAATATTGCACACCAAAAGAACTTTTTCAGTACACCTTTTTACACTTGGATTGATTTTGGTGGCAGTCACGTTTTGCGTGAGTTTGGATCAGGACTCCAACGAATCCTAAATAATCCTTTACCAAAGATATCCCTTTGTTATATCCACTATCGTGGTCACGATGAACTAAACAATCGCATCATCCATAAAATTCAAGGTGGATATTGCGGTATAGCAGCAGGAAGCATCACAATCGAGGCGAACTATATAAGTAGATTTTACACAGGATGTATTTCTATCTTTTATGAAATGCTTTTTCATGGTGTTGGACACGCAGAAGAACAGATCATTAATTACTTTTACGATCGGTATCCAGATTTATGTAATATTTACTATGGTGACTATTATTCAATTCTAACAAACTATCACCATCCAGTTCAAGATTATAGTACGATCAAACATTACTTCATAGAGGAAGCATTAAAAAAAGGCCGTGCTGATCTAGCAAGAACATGTGCTTATTCCATTCTAATGTGTGTGAATAAAGGATTGTTGAATTTGGATCGTCGCGAAGTAAACTACCTTCAACAACTATGTCCCGAGTAATCGTCACCTCTGCCAGTTATATTAATGAGTCTAACTAGATGGCGTTTGCTCCGAGCGACGCGTATATTATACTGGGACATGGTCAAGAACCAGAACTTCGACCACCGGGTCAAGAAATACTACCAGGAAAATTCAAAGCAAGAGAACAAACAATTGGAACAATCAGTAACGATGGATTCAATGATTTTGATTCTGTCTTTATCGTTCCAGATAATTGTATGATTGTTGTCAAAGCGGAACCCGGAGAACTAATATACATGAGACATGTCATCGATGGTTTGAACGTGATTGGTAGTTCCGAGAAACAGGACCTGTTTCGAAATCCTTTATCAAATACGAAACAACTAGTCAAGGAATTAGGTTCGGTTGTTATATATAAACCTGGTGATCTATGCCCTAACTTTGTATATGAACTGTTTTTATCGGACACGCAAGCCTATTGGGACTGGGCAGAGGGTGACAATGCCCTTTCCCATTTTGGATTAGTACAAACTCCTCTAAAAAAACCGATTACCTTTATCCATAATGAGTTAGATGACTCAGTTGTTGATTGTTTTAATGCGATGTATAGCGAAAGCATAGTCCCAACAAAAGAAGTAGTCATAGACAGATTATTACGCGAGTTTACAGAAAAAAATATAGATTTAATGGAATTATATGATCATGATGTAGAGACAGAGGGTACTTATATAAAAAATATACGACGGTTTTTTACAATCACGCAAAAACAACTGCTTCAAATTGGAGACGATGGTATAGCGAAACGACCAGGAGTGTATTATAATTTTATATGTAGATTCATGGATACAGGAAAGGCATCCTATATGAAGTATAATGAGGTTCACAATAAGAATGTTACGGACATAGAAAGTGTTGTAGGACAACCAAAACTTGTAAGAAGACTTGTAAATCGCAAGATTTCAGAGGCAGAAACAAAAAGGAAACCCTTGATACGAAACTTATACACGGGCGGTAAACGAAAAACACGGAAGGCAAAAAGGCAAAAAAATCGTTGCTCGTCACGAATAATACACTCGACGTAATCCCCATTTTTTCATAGCAGCGGTCAGTGCTCGTTGACAACTGTGACAAGGTTTGGACGAAAGATAGTGTCCTTGGGAATTGATGCGCACGACCACCAGTTCGGCATCTTTGAGAAGGGAATGATCGATAAGTTTGAGCACGGCCCGTTCCGCGTGAATGGTAAAGTCGCTGAATCCGGCTCCTTTTGTGCGAGACCCCACGCGATTCGTGGCCCTTGCGAGCAAGGTTCCGCGTACGTAGAGGGATGCGATATGGAAATGATTGCCGAAACTGGTTCTTGCTTGCTCGGCATACTCGTTGCCGAGCGATGATAGATCTGAAAAACGCATTGTACCACAAGTCTATCTTGTAGTACAAGGTGTTCAATTTTTTGTAAAACCGAAAAAAACTAATGGCGACGAGTGGTTGGTCGCCTATGTGTGGCTCGTTTTCGAAGGGTGTGTCGTTTTCCGCCCTTTTTTGGTAGTTTTGAAAGAGCGTCACGAAACGTAACCAGGTTCGCTTTTGTTATGCTATATGATTCAGTTAACCTTGATATAATATCTGACAAGGTTTGCCCATAAAGACTACCTGTCAAAACACCTTTTGATGTAGCACCCGTATTCCAATAACTCACTAATGTCTGTATTTCTTTATAGTCTGGTTTATACTCTGGCGAGTAGTTTACATTCTCACTGATTTCTTGAACTGTTGTACTTTTGTAGCCTTGTCTGAGGATAAAAGGAGATTCGTTTGTTGCCGAAGAAGAGGAAGCAGAAGAAGTGGAAAAGGGAAAAGACGTTGGTTTTGGTTTGTATGCTGCTTGTCTTTCTTTATTTGCTTTCCGCATTTGTGCGTTCAAGGTTGCCGACTTACTGTTTATTCCAGAAGAAGAAGCAGAAGAAGAGGAAGAAGTAGCAGAAGTAGCAGAAGGTGCCAGAGGAGTAGTTTCAAAACTGTACCGAATGAAATGATTGTCAAACAGGAACAAGGTGATGCGATTGGGCCTATACACTAATTTGAGAGGTCGTACTTCCACATCTCGTACATCCAAATAAACACCAATAATGCCGAGTAATCGTTTTGTTTCGTTTTCTTCTAGTTGGGTTGCGGGTGCCGTTCCTGCTCGAATCATGGTTTGGAGGACCCCTACGAGTTTGTTTTTACTGGCATCATTCAAACAGGCGGTATACCCAGGGACCACAGGGTCCAATATGCTTCGAAACTGTGGAGGAAATTGTTCCAATATCGCTGTTCTGTCAGGATTTCCGGCATTTATCCTACATAAGTCATTTACAATCAGCCTTAATTGAGGTTGAATCGCGGTGGCAATTTTCCCTCGCAGGTTTCTCGCAAAGATTCCCTTGTCATATATCCCGTGCGTTGCTAGATTGATGCCGGGACGTGATACAAACACCTCAAGTGAATGTAAGTTTCGTCGATCTAGCATTTCTTCTAGAGCGTCGTAGACACAATCATAAAACGAATTCGGACCACCAGGATCGACTTCTCTCACATCACAGAGAGGCGTCGCTTCTCCTGCTGCTTCTTCTAGGATAAGGTCTTCCAAGTCTTCATTACTTTCCAAGGGAGAATGGTCAATAATAATATCCCCAGGATCTTCAAACTCAACGGTGTAAGAAGATTGTGTGGTTCCAGGACGAGTGTATTGTACAGACATGTAATGATTACCAGCAACATGTACGATTATATAATACTGAGTATTGGCAACAGGGGCTACTACAACACCTGGTCTGTTAGGATTTAATATTCCATAATTTTCTATCCCATAAGGATTCAATACTCCATAATCACCTATCTGCTTTTTAGCAAAGACTGATTTGGCAAAAAAGAATCCATCATCAACAAGAGGTCCCAATACGCATACTTGAGTTTCAAAAAGTTGAAAGATTTGTATAACATCTGATGGTTCTAAATAATTCTTTTTTCCCGCAGCTAATTCCCTAATAAAGGTTGTGGGAGTGTGTGGCATTGGTATCTTCTGGGCAATCGCAATTAGTAAGTTTGTGCGACAGTAGTCAGTGAACGTTATCTTGTCTGAATCAGTCAAGGTTCGAAACGCAGGGCAGGTACAGGTCAAAAAGGCATGAACTCCGCAATTTCCATCTCCAATGGTATCCATCGATTGAAGTCCGGGCATGACACTTTTATATACAGGCGGAACACGATGTACAGGATCAGTAGAAGGTCCTGTAATGTCGGGTCCGGAAGCACTGGCCGGAAATCGTTCAATAATCAAGGCATTCAAATTCGCAAGGGTAGGGAAGTTTATAACTGTTTGTTCCGCTGGAGTTCGTGTTGCTGGATGAGCAGAAGACGAAGAAGAAGAAGAAGAGGTAGAAGCAGAAGGCGTAGCCGACGAAGGCGTAGCCGACGAAGGCGTTGCCGACGAAGAAGCCGACCCGGCAACTCCGGAAGACGACGTGTATTTGTTCTTGATTGTTTGCCAAAACGCGGCTCGGGCCCCTTGAGTGTTTTTAGCCCCCTTGAGAGTGTTCGCATAGTTTGTTTCGATTTGGGCCAAGGGAAGAGATTTCGGGTCAATCGGTCTCATTATCATTGTCCAGCGACTCGAGTCCATCTACCATACCCCTTTTTTATAATTCGACAAGAGGCATGAAATGCTTCAAATCGATTAATGACGGAAGTGACGACGCGTCTTTTTATTGCGATTACGTCGAGTACTTACTGAAAACGAAGGATGCGAATGTTTACGAGATTTACGATTACGATTGCGACGAGTGGAACGAGCACCACCTTTTTTTCCTAAATTACGCATATATTTTAAAAATTGTTTCTTTTGTTCTAGTGATAAACTTGCAAACATATTTTCAGCAGTTTGGGTTGACTCAGGTACTTCTGTTGCCGAAGGTTTTCGTAATGAATTACGAGGAGGGGTTTTAGCAGTAAGACCTGAAGAACTGGCTCCAGATCCTTGTTCTTCCAAAGATAATGTAGCAGGTTTGGACATTGCGTTTGTTTTTTTCAATTCTGCACTTTCAAATTCGGATTCTAACGTTTTATTCATTCCCTTAAACAAAGGATCATGTGTTTCATTTATAACTTTTGTTCTCTCATTTAAGTATTTAGGCCATGTTGTCATTAATTTCTTTGATTTATTGTAAAATCGTACATATAATTTCTTAAAATCATCTATATCACCTTGATAAAATTCATCTAATTGTAGTTGAGTCTTAGGGTTTCCTTGTGGATTTTTGAAATATATTTCTTGATAAAGTTTATTACTCTCTTCGTCTGAGAATATTTGGTCTTCATTTGTACCATTTAAACAATTTTTGAATACAGGTTCTAAAAAATATTGGTCAAACTGAAGATCTCCTAAAAATTCTATTTTTCCATTAACAACTTTTCGAACAAGTGATACCTTTAAATAATCTAAAAATAAGTTTATAATTTCTTTTTCTGATTTTCCTTTATCATTCAGAGCCGCAACTATAAGTTTTTTTGGTCGACTAGTACCAACAATTAATTTATCTATAATATCTTTAAGAGTTTTACAATGATGGATGAATACACATTCAATTGATTTTGCTTTTGAAAATCCTAAAGTTTGAATTTCACCAACTAAATTTTTTTGTGTTTCATCCTCTTCGGAAAGTAAATACTCTAATATCCTAGGGATTGAATTGTTACTAAATTGGAAAAAAAGTGGTTTTGAGTTTCGTTCTTCTTTATTTTGTACCAATAAGAGTTGAAGAGGATCATTAACCTTACTTGTTTCTTTTGCCAAACTGTAAGTACGTTGATAGAGAGTACTTTGTACATCAATCATTTCAAATGGTGGTGTAGCGGGAGATCCACCCTCTTCTATTTTAATTAGTTTAAGAATGCCACATAAAGGTCCTCCCGTTATTTCACGTCGGGGATCATCTTCATATTTTTCTTTATTTACTTCCACCACAACGTATTTTCTGGATGGATCTGCGTTTTCAGCCATTATAAAACCTTCTTCAATTTCGCACGTAGGAATTGGGTGCGGTTCTGGAGAAGGGGCAATAATATCCAAAGGTTTTATTCTTACTGAAAAGGATTTATAAGATGCTGATGTATAGAATATAAAGAAAGAATTGGCAAAATTATTTGGTATATATAGACCTTCTTGTTTTGGTTTGGAAGTGTGCATACTATCCAAATACTGGAACCTATCTTGGCGCGAGTGAGAATCTGGGCCTGAGGATGTAGGAATAGTAGCAGTATAATGGATTTGATCTACATTGAATAAATTGCCTAAATAAAAATTAAAATGGCGAACATTTAACTGCTCAGGTGAATTAATAAATGCGTGTCTTTTGAGAAGTGTGTCATATTTAGTTTGTGGAGTAGCCCCCATTATTTTCCTAAATTTTAATAATTTCGTTAATAAAAGTCCCAGAGCTTCAAATCCAAAAAATCCATCGTTACGAGCAATATAGGGTTCTAAGTTTTCTCCTTTAGGCAACCCGAATCTAAGCACACTCGCTTCACTAAAATAATGTGCTAAATTAATTTGAATATCTGGATGTAATGCGTCCCTTTCATCACCGTCCATTAATGGTAAACGAGTTGTTTTATCGATGAGCAATCCATTAGCTGTATTTTCATAATGTTTTAAAAATATCAATTTACCTTCTTGTAAGATATGGTTTCCAGCGTGTTGACCACACAAGTTAGATTCCTGTGGTTCCCAATAGTGTGCTACAATATTTTCCCTAATTTGAAGTAGAATTCGGAAAGCATTCATTAATTTTACTACTTTTGTTCTACCAACTACATTCGTATCCTCGTTTTCAGGTATTGCGTCAAGTATAATCTTAGTGAAATCGACACTAGGGAACGTGCTTATATACTTTGTATATCCACTCATAGATCCTGTAAATTCATGAAACGAAGATTTCAGTTCTGCCGACAATTTTCTAGGATGGTTTTTTTTGGGACCAGTCCCAGTCTCTATCAAACCACACGCTTCGATTAAATACGCTATCAACTCTGCTACAGATTCCTCAGTTTCAAGACGAAAAACTTCCGTCAATATTTCACGTATCTTAGGAATAGGAACTGATATTTGTTTACAAATTTCTTTTTCGTGGTCTTCAGAAGGAGTATCATTACACACTGGTACTTGTGGACCGACTGTTGATGACGCACTTGACGAAAGCGCATCGAATCTTGGCGAAAACGCATCTTGTTCAAAGTTAGAAGGATTATACTCAAAATTATTATTCGATCCTGGCGAATACGCACTAGACCCTGTTTTCGATTTGAATCCCCAGTCTGGTAAATCTTTTCTAATGTCTTTCCACGTTTTACCTACTTTACTCTCGAGTATATCACCAATAGAAGTATAAGTTGGAGTATACAACTTATTAATTTCGTCACGAAATAACTTTGCTTTTTCTTTTGTTCCATCATATATAGTATTATCGGATAAACTCATTCCTTTCTACTTCCCCTTTCCATTTTTTTTGGGAAGAAATAAATCCATGGACAATCATCCGGGCCTGAAGTTCTGCTGTCATAAATTGCTTACCTGGAAGGGACCTGGAAGGGACACCCAGAAGGGACCCGGAAGGGACCTGGAAGGGACCCAGAAGGGACACCCGGAAGGGACCCAGAAGGACCCGATTTCAAAAAAATACTCTGTGCTCCAAAACATTACAAGGTGTATGTGTCCCATCTTCTTCAAGATTCGACAAGAGGCATGAAATGCTTCAAATCGAAGTTAGACCTGCGGGTATTTGAAATAGCATTCGGTGGAGAACGGGAAGCCTATTAACGACGAGTGTTCTTTCGTGATTTTTTATTACTGCGATTACTGCGATTCTTACGGCGACGACTTGAGACAGGTACTGTTAATCCTGCTTTCGCCGCCTTTATCGCGTTTTGATAAAAATTGGAAACTGCGGGTGGAGGATTGTAATTTCTCCTAGCAGCTTTAATCTTATTTTCAAGGTTCATGATCCGCTGACCTTGAGTCGGTGTAGTAGAATTTTCCCAGTTTACTAAAGAATGGACTATATCTTCAACACTATTATTGTTATTTCTGATACCATCCTTTATCTGTTCAAGAGTACGATTCTTTTGTTCATTCTGAGGAAATGTTTCTACACAAGTCATAATGGCACGGCAATCTCGGTCTAACCTAGCGTTTCGGTTCATTGTATAATCTAACCTTTTATTTTTTTTTACCAAATCCTCGGACGACCGCCTCCCACGTATCGCACCCCCCCACCCGTGCTTGAAGTTCCGCAGCCGTGAACTGCCGATCCGGAAGGACAACCGATTTCGGAATTCGTGCTCCGTACTGGTGCTCCAAAAATCGTCGGGTGGCCTCCGAACTCATCCGCTTCCAAGACACAATACGATCAACGCGCCCTGGACGAATCAACGCAGGGTCCAACTCGTCCAGGTGATTTGTATCGAGGACGAGAATGTGCCCGTGACGCTCTGGAACTCCGTCGAGCACGTTCAAGATTTCACCAAGCGTCGGCTTGGAATCGACTGGAGGCAAGGTAGGACCCTGTGTCCCACCTTTTCCATCGTCTAGTAACAGTTTGGCAGCAGGTGATGCTTCCGTCTTTTTCTGTCTTCCCGTAGTGGTCCGAGTCTTGAGAATATCAAACAGTTGCGTGTCCACTTCGGGAATGTAGTAGAGACGCTTTGTGTGAGGCACGTTGTCTCCCGCAAGCACAGACATATGAAACGCCTCGTAAAGAACGCGTGCGTTCGGAATATGCGACAAATTGATGACAATGAGTGTGTACCCCGTCAGTGCCGCCAGTGCCTTGACAAGTTTGGTCTTCCCCACACCCGGCGGTCCTTCGTTCAGCACCGTGTAGGTCCAAGGACGTCCCGTACGCTCGTATTCGGCACGATTGTCCAGAAAATACCGGGCGTCTTTCAACACAAGGTCGGCCTCTTCGCTGAAAAAGTTGGAGAAGGACGAGGTGGTGTGAAACTCATAGGACATGAACGCCGGTCCGCGTGTTTTTTCCTCCCCGCCCTCCGTGAGGGTGCTGACAAGGACCCGTTGCTTCACCGAACGCTCTTCCTTAATGCGTTTCGCCTCGGCAAGGATGTGTTCGTTGTGCTCGACAATGTGTCCTACCGTCGCACCCTCCGACAAAAATTCGATACGCAGAAACACCTCGGGCATTGGCACATTGTCACGGTCCACTGTGCGTTCTACCCACATACTGTAATGGATGTTGGGTGTATCGGAACACCAAAATCGATTTGACTCGTCATCGATAAACATCGGAGGCGTCATGTCTTCGGACAATTCGGAATCATAGTAGCGATTGGTCTGAGATTCTTCCATCAAGTTGCGACAATTAACAATCTTGTTGCCTCGATTCCATTCCCACAGCACAACCGAAAAGTTGCGTACAAGGGATCCAGGTTCATGATTCCATTCACGAAAGCGTAGACGCGCCGTAAAGGTCATCTTTTTGGGAGTCGTCACGGCCTTGTACCGATTTGAGAACCATTTCAATAACGGCGTCCAACAAGGCAACAGAAAGAGAATCGGAAGAAGGAGGGGAAGCAGGGTGACCCACGAAGCATCCTTGTCCCGACCCATGTAGCTGAAAGATGTGATAAGGGGCATCAAGGTGTATAGAAACGCATTTTGATTCTCCATATCTTAGACTCGCCACGCGTTCCGGCGTTTAGACTTGGACAACGATCGCACACTCAGGATATATGTCCCGTGCCACCGGCATGGGAGCGTATCCCCAGGTGCCGGGCATGACAATCCGTTTCGACGGCGACGGATTCCAAACGCCCCCGAACCACGAAAAGGTGCTGTTGGCACAGATGCCCCCCGCGTCGCAGGCAATCATAGCCGCCCACGTGACGGCGTCAGACCACGCGGGGTCCGCCCACATCCAGCGACCCCACGACACTTCAGGTATCAAACGAGGCAGTTCGGCACGACACCAATCAAGATCGTCCGAACATACGAGTAGACGCGTGTCATCGGAAAACAAGGCAATTGCCTTACGATAATAGTCGGACAAATCGACACAGTGATGTTGGCAGAACGGAGACAGGTAGTCGCCTCGTCGCACATGGAGAAAGGCTGTAGTCACGTAGGTCGTCGGACGGAGCACGGCAAATAGTCGAGGTACCTCCACCCGCGACGGAAAGTAACGCTCTGATTGAAAATTCCCGGTCAATAACACATGGCACGGAAGAGGAACCTCCGTAGGGGCTATGCCACGTAGCATCAAATGTGAGGGATAGGCCGGCAAGGCAACGTAGGTCAATGTATCGTCCCCCTGTTCGACGTGATCCGCCCATCCCCCTGCCGGTGCTTGGTCAACGAGTAACACCTCTGGAAACAAATCCAGAATGGTGTGCGACCCAGGATGGGAACAGGGTTCGATCCAGGCCCGCACAAAGACGGGAATCCGGCCGTGACGCTCCGCGTATCCAAGCATGGCGTAGACTTGAAAGCATCGATTCCCGAGTCCAGATGTAAGACGCACAGAGACGTACATTGGTACAGTTACATCCTTTCATCTTAGGCCTTATACAAAAAATTGAATCAAGACAAGGGTAAACAATTCGTGTAATGTCTTGTCGCTTTTGTTTTGAATCGAATTCTCTAAAGAAAAATCCCTTGATCAGTCCCTGCGACTGTAAGGGAACATCCAAGTATGTTCATCGAGACTGCCTAATGAAATGGCAAGCCAACACTACTGTGGACGCACATAGATTTGTCTGTCAGACGTGTCAAGCCCCCTACACTTTTCCGACAGTCGAATTTGAAAAGATTCCCTTTCTTTCTGCTACACCCCACGCATTACTTTCCCCGAATGTGTTCCTATCCACACTTCATCTCTGCTCCATGGTCCTTTCATTATTCCGAACAAATTCTCTCTCTCTTTCGTCTTCCATTATTATTATCAGTACCCTTGTGTATGGCACTCTGTATGGCATTCAATTCTTCCACGTCAAACGAAAATTCCGATACATCGGATCTTGGGTATTGAATCGAACAAATAGCGAAGCACGAATGAAACCGATGACCTTTGTCATCGTCCTCGCCTTGGGAATCTGTATTTACCCCGGCTTCCCGTACCTGGCCTCCCTTGTTTATTGCCACACATTGTTTAACATCTTTCAAGTTCACAGAGATGTTCTCTTAAACATTAACCAGAGGCTCCTTCTAGAATCATAAAAAAAACAAAAAAAAAGACTTCTATAGACATATGCTCGTGTACAAGCAAATGTCCTCTCAATGGACGAGTCACCCAGAAAAAGGAAAACCTTACGGAATGGTCGATCGCATCACGATTCAAAATGACAAGGGTACGGAAGAACATGGCGAATTGAACAAGACAGGCAAAGTCCTAAAGAAACATACCAAGACTCTGAAACAAAAGGATATTCAAGCGATTTTGTTTCCAAAAAACGCATCGCGTAAAGCAAAGAACAGAAAATCCACGCGCAGAAACAAATGATAGTACCAGCACTCATCGTTTTTTTGCTGATTGTCGGAATCGGCGCCTTAATGTACAAGCGCTCGGTCCAGGAGTTTCAAGTGCTCCAAAAAGATCACGATCCGACACATCCATGGTCCGAACTCCTCTCGGAACAATTTCCGCTTGTCATTCGGTCGCTTCCGCCTTCTTGGCTGTCTCCCTGGACCAAGGCCCAGACCGCCCAGAAAACGTGGGTGCTGACCGTGAAGGAGCACGGAAAGAAATTCCGCACTACGTGGAACACATGGGTCCAGGACCCGCAAGGAGTTCCCGAATTCGAGCCCTTGGCCAGAGTCTCCAAGGTGGAGGACACCGTTCAAGAGTGGATGAATGATGGATTCCGATGCTGGTCGTGGCTTCCGTCACAAGTCCAAACAGCCAGCCCCGGGATTCTCCGACCTGACACCATCATCTCCGTCAATCAAGTACGTGCCGAGTTCGTGGCCTACGTGTCGACGGACGGGGCACCGTTGGATCTTTGGATCGCCCATGAGGGTGCGATACCGGCGAACGTCGCATCGGATCTCCGAGGCAAGAATCCATGGACGCAGACAACCAAAGATATTCCGTGGATCGGCGAAGTCAAGTATATTGAAGTCAAATTACGGCCGGGGAACGCCATCTTGGTCCCGTGCCACTGGTGGATTGCCGTGAGACCCTCCAAGACAAAGGAGGAGTCGATGGCGTGGTATTGGACCGCCGAGTTTCATAGCCCGGTCAGTTGGGCCGTGAGCCAGGTGAAAAAATGAGGTCACCTACCTTTTTCATTCGAATTCATAGAATGTCTTCGGATGAATCCACTTCGTCTGACTCATCAGACGATGAGACATTTGAAATAGAGGAGCAGATGGATCAACTCTGCGACATCATGGAGTCGATTGTCAAGGAGATTACACACATTGAGGCCGAGTTGGTCAAACTACAACCTCGCATGGAGGACCTGTATCTGAATCAGTTGAGTGACATCCCCTTTCTTGAAACGAGCCCGTTTCGCTTTGAAACCTTTCTTGTCAAGCCGCCAGGATTCCCGGGAGTTGATTTAGACCGTCGCTACCCATTTCACGAACTCTGCGCCCTTCTTCGCACCTACCTTGTGGAATCCAAGTCTATCAATACGGAGGGACTGATTTTACCCAACAAACCTCTTCGCAAGTTCTTTGGACGATCGCTGAAGCCTATCACCTTTCTACAGTTGTTGGGGCTGTTACGGGCGGTTCTAGTCTAAGGGGGCAAGCCCCGAGGGGGCAAGCCCCCTCTAACCCCCTCTAACGGTACCCAGATCGGGGTCAAAGGGGCGGAGCCCCTTGGGGGGTCAAAGGGGGGAGGCCAAAGGGGGCTTGCCTCCTTTGGCCTCCACTCCCCTTAAAATTGAATGCCACCCTTTTTACATCGAAGCCCGCACAATGGGCTTCAACGACGACCAAGCCGCCGCCTTTGAGGCTGTCAAAGGCGGCAAAAACATCTTTCTCACCGGGCCAGCGGGTGCCGGTAAATCGTACCTGATTCAACGCATCGTTGAGTGGGCCACCGAGCATCGCATTCCAAACGCCGTCACGGCCCTCACGGGGTGCGCCGCTCTTCTCATCGGACCCAAGGCCAAGACGCTCCATTCCTGGGCCGGCATCGGACTCGGACGCGAGTCCGTCGAAACCCTCGTGGCGGAAATTTTGAAACGACCGCGTCAAAAGAGCAAGTGGAAACGCGTCCAACTCCTCATCATTGACGAAATTAGTATGATGACGCCCGACTTGTTTGAAAAGTTAGACGCCATCGGTAAGCGTATTCGCGGAAACTCCAAACCCTGGGGCGGGATTCAACTTGTTCTCTGCGGCGATTTCTTTCAATTGCCTCCCGTGACCAAGGGCATGGGGGCCGACGCCCCGGGTCGCTTCGCGTTCGAAAGCCCCGTATGGCGCCTGTCCCATCTGACCCCCGTTGTTCTTCACAAGATCGAGCGACAGACCGACGAAGCCTTTCAGAAAATGCTGAACGAGTGTCGCATCGGAGCCCCCAGTCCCGAGACCATCGCTCTTCTGAAAACCCGGCAGGGTCTGGATTGGAAGAAGCAGACAATAAAGCCGACCTTGCTCTTCAGTCGCAACGCCGACGTCGACACCATCAACGAAAAGAATATTGCCGCACTCAAGAAGCCTCTTCACGCCTTTGAGGCCCGCACCGTCATTGAGCCCTCACCCGAAGATCCGGACGTGGAGATTCCACGAGGCGAGGCCTTTGATCGCCACGTGACCAAACTAGACAATGACGCCAACTATGCCCCTCATCTGGAATTGTGCGTGGGGGCACAGGTTATGCTTCTGATGAACCTCGACATTGAAAAGCAACTTGTCAATGGCAGTCGCGGGGTCATTACGGCAATGCGGGTCGACGGCATCCCCATCGTCCAATTCCTTCACGGTGACCCCGTGGCCATCGAACGCCACCGATGGACCAGCTCCGAATGCTCGGCCCTTCATCGCGAACAGGTGCCCCTTCGCGTCGCCTACGCCATCACGATCCACAAGAGTCAGGGTGCCACCCTGGATTGTGCCCTAGTGGACATTGGGTCCAGCACCTTCGAGTACGGCCAAGCCTACGTGGCCCTGAGTCGTGTTAGAAATCTAGAGTCCCTGTACATTCACACGCTCGACGCCTCCAAAATCATGGCTCATCCGACCGTCCACGCCTTTTACACGGCCCTGATGGAAACGGTGCCAGAGACGGTCGCTCCCGTAGCACCAGGTCCTCCGATCGCCTTTGGACAAGACCTTGTCGACATAGGGTGGCGTACCGTCGTCCAAGAATGGGCGTCCTCGGAGGAAGGTCGTTCCTGCTTGGCACACGTCGAAGAGCGTCGGGCGGCAATTCAAGTGTACCCAGAGCCTCCGCATATCTTGTCGGCCCTTGCTTCGACCCCCCTCCGTGACGTGAAAGTCGTGATTCTGGGGCAGGATCCCTACCACGGCCCAGGACAGGCCCACGGCCTGTCCTTCTCGGTCCAACCCGGCACGCCTCTTCCCCCGAGTCTCAAGAACATTCGGAAGGAGTGCGTCGCAGATGTCGCCCTTGGAGAGGCCGTGTGGCCACCCACCGTGGGCACGCTCACCCCGTGGTGTCGTCAGGGCGTTCTTCTGCTGAACGCGGTTCTGACGGTCGAACAAGGCAATCCCAACAGTCACGCCGGCATTGGATGGGAGACCCTGACGCGTCGCCTGTTGGACGCCGTCATTGTGTCCCACCGCGAAACTCCCTTGGTCTTCATCGGATGGGGCAAGTTTGCGCAGAAAATCCTTCAAACCTTGACCTTGTCTCCACTTCACACCCTCATCGCCGGCGTCCATCCGTCTCCCCTGTCCGCCCACACGGGATTCTTTGGATCCAAACCCTTTACCAAGACAAATGCCTGGTTGGAATCGTCGGGAGCAAGACCCATCATTTGGAATTTGTCGGAAACTCAGGTCGCCCAAGAACCGGCTAGCGAAGATCCCCGATAAAAAAATCATTCCTTCAAGTAGAATGCCATGGCGACTCAAATTATAGGATATACTGCGTCGGGAGTGACCATTGTTGCGTTCGGAGTCCAATTTTTACATACAATTCAATGTGGCACGATTGAAGGCGTCAGCCTGTCTCGTACAGTATTAGACACGGTGAGTTTATCCGTGTGGGTGTTGTACGCAACTAGAACAGAGGATCTTCCTCTTCTAATTGCGACGTCTTGCGAACTCTTTATGAGCGTCTGCGTGTTTTTGCTTGTAGTAAAGCACGCCTACACAAAAACATCGTGTATTGAACCGCCGTCAGGAGAACACGTCGCAATCACAATTATAACTAAACCATTAAACGACATCCCTCGTCGTAATTCAATTTGAGGATTCCTCTACTCGAAAGATAGGCTCATACACGGCACTGATATCAACGTGTTCGATTTCTTCCAAGGCAGGCATATCGGCGTATTCGTCTTCTAATTCTTCAGAGGTGTTTCCAGTTGATGATTCTGTCTCCTGAGGGGTCAATACAATCGTCTCGGAGGATGGTATCGCAGGAATAGCGGGTACCTCAGGGACAGCAGTATCTTCCGTTCCTCCCGTTCCATCCGAAGACGGTAGGAGACTTTGCGATGCTTCTAAGATGGGTACTGTCGGTAAGGTAGGAGGGACAACAGGAAGGACGGATGGAGTCTCTTGTGGTCCTGGAACCCCTTTTGGCGTCGCGAATTCAAGGATGGCGGTCACAAAGAAGAGTGGACCGGTCACAAAGGAGAAACACGGGACCAAGATACAAAGGGGAAGAAGAACATTCGGAAGGGCCATAGACACGAATATATCGTATTGAAGTGAGATAAGGAAGATACTGAGATATCCAAAGGACCCTCCCACAAAGGGTCCTAGAAGAAGAAGATAACGAGACAGTTTGGAAGACCCTTCAAAGACGCTGTGATTCAGCAAGGAAAGAGAGGCAATAAGACCCATCCAACCACCAAGACCTATGATCCACGAAGCAGGCATGATATGGGGGACCCTTGGTACCCCCCATGTCCCTCAATTTTTTGGCGAACGCAGTGAAAAAAATGATGGTTAGTTATACGGAAGCACTATATTTACCAAACGAACTCTCCCGGATTTTTATCGATTCCAGAGATAGACCATGAGCCTTCTTGAGCCTTCCACTAGCCTTCCTGCCATATCCTCAGATCTTCCTCTTACCGTGCTTTCCACTAATCTTCCGTTCGAGTCCGTTAAAAAGACGCAACGTCGTCGTGCGACCTCCTTTGACAGCGGATCCATGGGCAATGTCAGCCTTGATCCTATCGTTGTTCCGAAGAAGCGAAAGGAAGAACCCATGTTAAAACCAAACAAGGAACGGTTTGTCTTGTTTCCCATTGTTCACCATGATATTTGGGCCATGTACAAGAAGGCGGAAGGTTCCTTTTGGAAGGCCGAAGAGTTGGATTTTTCCAAAGATCGCAAAGATTGGGACACGATGACGCCTAATGAACAGCATTTCATCAAGCACGTATTGGCCTTCTTCGCGGCCAGTGATGGTATTGTCAACGAAAACCTCGCCAAGAACTTTTCCACCGAGGTTCAGTGGCCCGAGGCCCGTCAATTCTACGGGTTCCAAATGGCGATGGAAAACATTCACTCGGAAGTCTACAGTCTTCTGATCGACACCTACATCAAGGATCAAACCGAAAAGAAACATCTCTTGAAGGCCATTGACACCATCCCCTGTGTTCAAAAGAAGGCTGATTGGGCAATCCATTGGATGGAATCAGAAGAGGCCGATTTCGCGTCGAGGCTCATGGCCTTTGCGGCGGTCGAAGGCATCTTCTTCAGCGGAGCCTTTTGCTCCATCTTCTGGATCAAAGAAAAGGGACTCATGCCGGCCTTGACCGCCTCCAATGAATTCATTTCCAGAGATGAGGGGCTCCACACCGAGTTCGCCTGCCTTTTGTACAGCAAGTTGGAACACAAACTCAGCATGACCAAGGCCCACAAGTTGATTCGCGAGGCAGTCAAGTGCGAAAAAGAGTTCATCACGGAAGCTCTGTCGTGCGCGCTCATCGGAATGAATGCCACCAAGATGGGTCAGTACATTCAGTATGTGGCGGACCGTCTTCTGGTTCAACTAGGCTACCCGAAGATTTGGAACACGACCAATCCCTTTTCCTTTATGGAACGCATTAGTTTGGAAGGCAAGGACAACTTCTTTGAGAAGCGTGTGACGAGTTACGCGATGGCAGGCGTGGGAAAGAAGGAGGAGGAAATGACCTTTGGAATGGATGCTGAATTTTAGACCCTTAGACTAGAGCATGTCTCGCTTACGCCCGGATCAATTGGTTGTGGGACGTTCCTATCGCGTGGTTGTACCTGCAACAGATGAGGTTCGAGAACCTGTCACGTTTTTTGGATTTGAACTCAGGGGACGACGTGTTCAGGTGTCCGATGGCCACGACAATATAATCGCTGTGCCGACGTCATCACTTGCGTTTTATGAGCGTGTAGTGCCGGTCCTGCCTGCCCTTCCTATCCTTCCTGCCCAAATACCTCCCGAAGTAGTTCCGGTTGCCGTGGATGGAACAAACCCTGTGCGTTCCGCCTACAATGACAAATCAAGAAATAGTGAATGTCCAATATGTATGGAACCGTTACAACCGAAATCTGCCACCGACATTGTTGTCGTCATAGAAACGACGCAAGCACGAGCAGCAGGAACTGTAGAATATCCTGTCACCTGTGGACACAAATTTCACCGTAACTGTTTACAACCCCTTACGACATGTCCTGTATGTCGAGGTCCCATTGTACGCCTACGTCCTGGATTTCCAGAACCTATGACGGGAGGGCGAAGGCGTAGTCGTAGCAAACGATCAAAACGGTCCAAGACTCGTAAAAATTGATTTACCTTACGCCTCCTCCAAATCAGCACAGCATGGGCCATTCCAAGAAAGGACGTATTTCCGGAGATAAGCGCGCGAAAATTGCCACGATGAGGGCTTCCAAAATTCTTTCCAATCAATCGGGCGTCATCTTTGCCCGCGTCGTGAAGCATGAAGGCATGGGTCACGTGGCGGCCCTTATCGATTCCCGCAAAGGACAGGTGGAAATCAAGGTACAGATTCCTCCCGTCTTTGGACGCAAAGGGGCTACTCCCATTAACTCCACTACCGTCGTGGCTATCTACGTGGGGGAAGGCTTCGACGCCTCCAATTTCGAGCCTTCGACCCATTTCCGTATCGAGACCATACTCACGGACCAGCAAGCCTACGAGTTGGTTCAGGACGGAGTCATTCCCGAGTGGATGACGCACGTGGAAAAGAAGGGAGACATTCAGATTCCGGAACAAGGAGCAGGAGGAGGCTACGAGTTTGACCGTAGTGGGAAGGAAGAGGAAGACGAGGAAAGCGGTGAAGGCACCGAGTCAGAGGAGAAAGAAAAAGAGAAAGAGAAAGAAAAGGAAAACGTGCCAGAGAATGTCATCATCTTTAATCGAGGCGTCACCAAGAATACGATTCTTGAAAACCTGGATATTGATGATATCTAGACACTGTACGTCAAGATTTTTTTTAGCATCGAGTCTGAATATGGAAGACCACCAGGGAAAAATTGAAACCTCATTAGGTCCTAGTTATAAGACCAGAGAACAAACACATACGTTACATCTCTAAACATTTCAATCATTTCAATGACCGTTTTCAAGAAGAAGCAAGGTTCCAAGAAGGGAAAACTTTCCGGAGAGGCACGCAAGACGGTGAACAAGACGCGCGCAGACAAGGTGGCCTTGGGGAAGGCCGAGGGGGAGCAGGTAGGTCGCGTGATCAAACACCTGGGAATGGGGCGTATCGAGGTCGTGTTGGACCTTGACGGACGCAGAGAGACGGTCCAGGCCCGCATTCCAAAGGTGTTTGGACGCAAGGGAACCACCCCTATCACATCGTCCTCGATTGTGTCCATCTTTGTGGGCAATGAATTCAATCCCAAGAAGGACTCCTTGGTGGGATCGAAATTAGAGGTGACATCGATTCTGAGTGATGTACAGATTCAGACGATGAAGGATTCGGGAGACCTCCCTGCGTGGATGCTGGTCCGAGACCCGACGTCAGGAACCGCTCTTGTGACGGCACCCGACGATGGGGAGACGTACGAGTTCGACTACACCGCTGTGGAGGAAGAGACGGCAGAGACCGCAGAAAAGTCAGTCGAAAAGGCAGTCGTCGTTAGTCGCAAGACGCACGTGGACTTTGATATCGACGATATATAACCACAAAAGCAAAAAGCAAAAAACCAGAAAACCATAAACCACGAAAAGA